TGCGGCTCTGAGAATCGAACTCAGGTTGCGAGCTTATGAGACTCGCCAGACTACCAAGCCTAGCCAACCGCTATGAGTTAATGCTGTTACGCTTTTCTCCCCAAACTATACCCAACTTTCGCCGCTGGTCAAGAGAAAAATTGCTCAAATTATGTAAAACACTTTCTGCGCCAAGTTTAAATGCAGTATTTAATGCCTGGGCCATTTGTTTTGCTTCTTCTCTAGTGCCGCAAACAACTCGGCGCTCTTCTGAATTGTCGCAAACAACATATTTGCCGCCATTTGATTCAAAAATTTTATACTCATCAACTGGAACGAACAGTGGAATTGTAATGTGTTCCTCATCTTCCTCCAAACTCTCCCACGCTAGAGAGAATGCATCGCCTCTTTTGTTTTTACAACGACTGCATTTTTTTTCTTTTGTTGCGCGATGAATGTATTCTGCTGGCGCTCCGCAGAGCAGTGTGCTGCATCTCATAAATGTTCTTATTTGGGTGGAAATGGTTCAAAAATTCTTTATTTGGCTGAAAGGCGCTCAAATTTTATCAACGCTTCTCTCTATATTATAGAGGGGGAAACTCTTTTGTCAACGCATATTAAACAAAATCTCGCTCAAGAATCACGAAAGTATCAACAATCAGTGGCCAAACGGTTAAAAATGGTGTTTTACCCCTGTCAAAAACACACTTTTTGGGTTGTGGTGGTATTTTTGTGATTTTTGGAGGTGGATTTTGCAGCGAAATTTGGGCTGTTTTGATTAAAAAAGGGCAATATTTAATACATTTAAATTGCCGTGGAAGCTTTCTCCACCATTCTAATAACAAATCTCATCAAAAATGTTTGTTTTCTCTTCTATGTTTATCCCTTATATGTTTCTTACATCTATCTTGTATTCTACCTATACAGTGGTCAGTGAGCTTGGCACTATCTTACCCTTTAAAATCCAAACGCCCACAAGGGCATTTCTCCTTGATAATCAAGGAAAAACTCAGTCCTTCTTGGCACCAAAATTCTTTCTTTTCTTAGGGCGATATTTGGGCTTTTTGCGGCTATAAACTTTGTTGTTTTGAGGGAGTTTTTGAGGCTCCAAACACCGCAAGCATTTGCTCAGTTCAGCGTCTCTTTCTCTCTTGCTTGTGAACCAGTAGGTTAAAAATTTACAAAGCAGCTTCCCTAAGAGTTTCATTTGTTGTTTTAATTGGTTTATAATAGCATTATAATATTACACAATGCGGCGAAAATGTGTTATTTCATTAAGAAATCATTACAAATTGCGCCAGGATGGGTATTTTGGGCAAATTGAATCATTATTAATTATTTGTGTTGGGTGCGCCTTGTCGCTCAATGGTGATTGTTCTGCATCCATCGTCCAATAAATCCCGCACTTCGCGTATTACGTCCTCGGCAGTGGTCACTGTGATAGAGTCTCCCCACGCTCCAACAACCCACACTTCGGGGCCGCCGCGCAATGCACAACAAGCCGTCTCATCCAACCTGTTGATTTTGTTTCTAAATTGCCTCATTATAAAACTCTTAAATGTCTTTGAGCAGAACCCAACTTATCAAGATCAATGGGTTGAATTTTCCCAAAACAAAGCGGCAAAATCTTTGCCAACTCAAAAGCTGTAATGTCTTCCTTTGGTTCAAAGGAATAACACAGTGGCATTTCAAAATTAATTGTTCTAATCGTGTCTTTTGGATAATTATTTTTTTGTTTCATGTGTTTAAATTAACATTTAATGCGCAAATTGTTGACATCAACTTCAAACTTGTCTGCAATTTCTTGTAAGCTAAGTTCGATTACTGTGTTTTGCTGAGAAGGTTTAACGTCTCCAGTAGTCTGCAAGTCTTTATAAACCCTTGCGTTTCCATAAACCCTTGCGTTTCCAAAAACCCTTGCGTCTCCAGAAACCCTTGCGTCTCCAGAAACCCTTGCGTCTCCATAAACTTTTGCGTCTCCATAAACCCATGCGTTTCCATAAACCCATGCGTTTCCAGAAACTTTTGCGTTTCCAGAAACCCATGCGTTTCCAGAAACCCATGCGTTTCCAGAAACCCATGCGTTTCCATCTTGCGAAAGGTTTGCTTCTTTTTCAATCCATCCTCCAAGTTCGCCTTCTTCGACATCTCCAAATTCTTTTAGCGACTGGATTTGATGGAGAGTGACGCCGTTGACAGTTTTAGTGTTGGTGGTGAGTTTGTATTTCATATTATTACTGTATGCTTTTTGAATCAAATGTCAAGAGAAAAACTGCCCCCTGTTCTTTGCTTCTCTGATCAAAGAGTCCTGAACGCTCCTTGGCACGCCAAAAGTTTTAAAGAATTTTCGCACGTTGCGGTATGTTTTGTATTGTTTGATTATTTCATAGATGCTGTTGTGGACGTTCATTTAAAACAAAATAACCCCTTGCGTAAAATTGGCAATGAGAAATACTGCTTCCAAACATGTTGAAAAGTCCCTGATCCTCCCTTGCGGGCAGCAGTCCGTTTTGCATTAGGCTCTCATTATTTAAGAAATTAAATACCTGCCGCCGAGAGATTCCCCGAAAAGGTCGAAGTTCACGCCATCTCTCGCTTTTCTGCCACTACTCGTTCGTCGGATATTTCCAATCTACTTTGGCGACATACTTCCGCCAGCGTAAGCACGGCAGGCAAATTTTTATTTGTTATTTTTTATTCTTTTCTTGTATTGTTTTTGCCACTTTGATTAGGGCTTCTGCCACAAGAATTGCTATTTCTGGCGTGAAATAAATTGGGTCTGCTCCATCGCTGGAAATAACTACGCAGCCAAAATCATCAAGGTCTTCACTAATTTTGATTTTGGTTTCATTATCGTCGTCCCAAATCTCGAATGATTGATAGATTGAATGGTTCATAATTTTTTATTCTTTAATTCTGATTTGACTCACATCAACTCCTTTGAGTTTGGCAACATCTTCTAGAGTTAATTCAATGATTGGCTGTGGACGTTTATCAACGATTTCTCCATTTGAATTTTCATAATGGATTTCATTTCCATCAGAATCATATTCACTTTTGCTCCAAAATCCATCTGAATTTTCGAAACTGATTTCATTACCTTTGGAATCGTATTCACTTTTACCCCAATATCCATATGAATCTTCATAATAGATTTTATTGCCATTATTATCCTTGATACTGAATGGAAATTGTTTGACTTTAAGAAATTGAGCTATGGTTTGATTGTCTTTCATGAGACTATTATAGGCTTGAACGGCAAGATGTCAAGTTTTTTGTCAATTACTTCAAACATAATTAAAAAGCTTTTTCTGTTAGCAAGTTGTCACGGTTATATTCGCGAAATCCATTTTGTTTTTACTCTTTAAATACTGTTTTAATAATTTTAGCAATGTCTTTAAAAGACAATCTTAGATCATCATTGCACTCCGTTAGAGCCTCACAAACTGTCCCATCAACAAATTCATCACTACTATTTTTTCTTACGCTCACGCCTTGAGGAAGCTTGCCATCATTACCAATTACGCTATAGCAAGGATTTGATCTGTGCAGTACTTCTTCTGTTGCGCTTTTATGCAAAGTGTCTAGCATGAATCCGTCTTCATCTTTCTCTAGCCTGTTTTGAATTTTACTCAAAACTCCAAGACAGCAGTAGCTTAATTTTTTACTGCGCGGAGCGCATAGTTTCTGTGTGCATTGGCGATATTCACCGCTCTCTAATGCGTTCACCCATTTTTGGAAAAATGGCAGTTTAACTTTTTTAAAGTTTTTTGGCAGATTGACGAAAAAATCGCCGCCTTTTGTTGATTTGAATTGCAGTATTACTTTGTGTGCTTTCATATTAATTTATTAAAAATTCATGGCTTGAACATTTTTTTGCCAAATTTCTTTGACGAATTTGTTAATGAGGTCAAGAGATTATTTCACTCCATAAGAAACTTTTTTAACTTCTTCTATCAAGCCAAGACGAATAAAATCTTGCACCCATTCATGAGGCGGATGAGAAAAAACATCTCTATCAGCATATCTGCTATACCAAGAAAATGCCACATGAACAACGTCATCGTATGATTCAATTACATCAACTTGATCGTAGCGCGTCAGACACAAAATAGTGCCGTCATCTTTTTCGTAGAGCTTAGAATTTCCAGACTTGCTGAAACCACCAATTTCAAAAACCAAATGACCATCATTATCAAATGACCATTTTTCTGCCTTATCTTTGAGCAAGTATAGAAGGTTTTTAAATTTTTGAGTCATATTTATATATTAGCTAGTTTTTCGATACAGTCAAGAGATTATTTTTGTTTTTAATCAAAAGACAAATTCTCTTCTGCCATGCGTTGAAAAATTAATCCGCGCAAACTATCCAAAGATTTATAAACTTCGGCGGGAATTTCTTTGTGTTTTAAATCGAGGCGAATGCTCTCGCTCAAATCGTTCAAAATCATTCTCCATTTCCAGCCGTCAATGGCTGTTTGATGCTCAAAAGCATCCTGTGGGAGTTCAAATTCAAGAGTTGCTTTCATCGTCAAAGGTTGTTAAGTGAAGTTGTTTATTGTCTTTACTGGAACAAAGAATAGTTTGATATGGTGAGTAGTCGCCTTTAGTTTTGAAAAAACTAAGAGAAAAGCGTTTTCCATCCAAAACTGCTTGCATTTCCTCTACTTGTTCTTTGTTTAGCTCAAATTCAACGCCGTCTTTGGTGAATTTGATGGTTTCAATGGTTGAATCAAATCCAACCTTGCGTTTTGCATATACTGAGAAGCTCATTTTGCTTGAATTTGTGCTAGTTTGACTCTGAGTTGTTTTAACTCGATAAAATTGTCAACGGCATTTTTAAGAATTTCTTCTTCCATATCGTGACAATCGGAATAAGGATTCCAATCTCTCCAGCAGTATTGAAAAGCGTCATCATTTTCGGGCAAAGAATCATGAATCTCTTGCGTGGCAAATGGTCTATCGCAGATTTTGCATGTTTTCATTTGTTTTTACAATAGTGATTCTTTCGAGTTAGTCAAGAGATTTTTATAGAGAAACTTTCATTTCATCAATTTCTTCCTCAATCTCATTTAGTCCTTTGAGTATTCCTTGACAAATGGAAAAGGCTGTTTCATTTCGCCATTTTTTGCAGTCTGATCGCAACTCTTTATAATATTCTCTCATGTTGAGAATATGTAGTTTGAGAGCATCTACAGGAATGTAATCAGTGGTTGTCATTTGTTTTTGAGGTGTTCGGCCATTTTAATCATTGCTTCTGCCAGTAGCAAAGCCATGTCTGGAGGAATAAATTCCATTTCTCCATCATTTTTTTGCAAGCAAACACAATCTAGTCCATCAGGGTCATCGCAAACAGTAAATGTTTTTATTGGCGGGTCAGTAGCGTGGTCAAAGATTTCGTATTTGGGGGAAAGGGAGTAGTCTTTCATGCTTTTACGTTAACGATTTCTTCAATGATGTCAATCATTTTTTGGTTAAATTCGTTTTTATCAGCAGCACTAGCAGCAGCCCAAGCAGCAGCAGCATCAGCAGCATAAGCAGCATCAGCAGCACTAGCAGCAGCCCAAGCAGCAGCAGCATCAGCAGCACGAGCATCAGCAGCACTCTCTTTGCTCCTGTCACTGCCATTCAGCCAAGAGTCTGCCCAAAGATTCCATTTGGAAGCTTTATAAACTATTTTTGCAACTTTAATAGCAAATTCAACTTTTTGCTCTGTATTAATTTGTGGTAAACTAATTTCTTCTATCAAAGTTTGAGATTTGCTTGCAAACTTTAAACCATCAGTGTTAACGATTTTATCAACGCTGATTTCAAAAAGTTTTGGATTAAGAATATCTGCATGAATTGGATTGAATAAAACTGCCAAAAGTGGATGGTTATAACAATGTAATACTTGGTCAGTACACATTTCAACACCTTCTTTTTGAATGGTAACTGGCACTCCAATTTGCCACTGTGTGTTGTTATGGCTCTTCAAGTCTTGGGTTAAAAGTTTATAGTATTTCATTTGTTTTCTTTCCATTTAAATTCAACTTCTCTGGTTCCTGCGACAATTTGCCACTCTGCAAAACCTTTGTTAACGAGTTCCTGTCTCCAAGAGTCCGAAGACAGACACCAACCAAGCACAATCGCGACGATAAACGTCATTGTTGCTACAGTCACTAAAAGCATAGGAGAATCTTCGTTCATTGTTTTTCCTTCCATTTAAATTCTGTTTTATCTTGACCCTTAACTACCCATTCAGCAAAGCCGCGATCAACAGCTTCTTGCTTAAGATCGTCTCTCTGACCTGCGGCCACAAACGCGCAAATCAAAAGCGTAATTATCATTGCAACAGATAGCCATTCTAAAGTGTTTTCTTTCATGTTATTATGAGTTGTCTATTTGTTTTTTAACAGTTTTAGGAATCAAACACCAGCATCCTTGAGAGTCTTGAACGATTTTCCACTGACAGGTTGCTTCTGCGCCAAGAAAAATGGCATTTTTACCATATTCGCCAAAGTAACGCAAACTAATCATGGAATTATAGGGGCGAAATGCCTCATTAATTCTGCTCAATGAAGTGCTCTCGTTGAGTCTAGAGAGAGCTTTGGTCGGCTGTTTGTTCATGCTCTCACTATGGAGAGGTCTTGGCCGCTGTCAAGATTTTTTTTTGATCTTAATCTGGCTTTTTTTTCCACGACAAGAGTTTGTTCAAATACTTTTTACGCCTTGAGCATCCGCATTCTTTGAGATTCAACCAAGATTTAAACTTTTCTTCTGTGATGCCAAACTTTGTTAGCACGTTTTCCACCAAGTCTCCCAAGCCAACCGTTTCGCCTGTTTCTAAAGAAATGTTTTGAGCTTCAAGGTCTTTGATGACCTCATCCATTTCTTTTTGAATTTTTAAGTTTTCTTGTTGCTCTTCTGGAGTCATGTTAAAGATTGTTAACAAAGAATTCGCGATAGTTTTTAACTTCGCGGCTGTTTAATTTCCTACTATCATTATAATCATGATACATGATAAAATCCACATTTTCTGCGTGTGGCAAAGCAAAAACATGACCAAATTCATGCAATGCGGATGATCTTAAATCATATCCAATGCCAAGCATTTTGCGCCAGCCACCAACATGCCATTTTTCGCGACTGTCAAAAGAGATTTCCCAACGGCGGGGGTTTCGGAAAGTGCGGCACTCTGCGATTCTGTTGGGGTTGAGTTTTTTATCTATTTTTTGATCAAAGCAGATGCGTATTTGAAGTTCGCCGTTTCCTTCTTTTAGCTCTACTAATCCTTTCATGCAGAAGTTCCACTCGTTTGTGGCACCGCGAATGGCAGAAAGAATTTGCTCATGGGATAGGTTCTTTGGCTTCCAGATTGGTAAATAAGTCCAGTGAACAATGTCGCTCATGAATTTATTTACACTAAATTTCAAGAAAGATGGTGTCCTGCCCCGAAGTCGAATCGGGATACCCTTGCGGGGATACAGGAAATTTTAAATTTCCTGGCGATACCATTTAGCCTAGCAGGACTTTTTTAAAGATCAAAAGTTTCTTAACTTCTAGCGGCGAACCGCCTTGTAATAACTCTATTATGCCTTGGCTTTGGAGTTTGTCAAAGGTATTTTGACAAATGTTTATAGCATAAGAATTTATATCCCTCTGGAGTTGGTACTCCACCGCTAGTAGGGTGAACGCAGTCTTCATGGTCGCAAAGAGGCATGAATCCTTCTTCGCACTGCTTGCAATAAGGACAACCAAAGATTTCCGCTCCCTCGATGAAAGGATGAGGGGCGACTAGTTTTTCCGCTGGGAAATTAAATATAATTTTATCGCACGAACGGCATTGGAATTTGTTCTTCATAGTGTATTATCTTTTGAAAGGAGTTTTTATGATTATTCTCGTCACTGGTAAAAGCGGAGCAGGCAAAACATATTTCTGCAAGAGATTCTTGGAGCAGTGTTACGCTGCGCATTTTAATAACGATTATATTCGTAACCTCACTAAAAATCAAGACTTCTCAATGGAAGGCCGCATTCTTGCGGCAAAAAACATGAGAAAAGCTATTGATGAAAGCGATGCTAGAGTGAAACTGGTTGACATGATTTGCCCAACAAAAGAATTGCGCGAAATTATTTCTCCAGACACAATTGTTTACATCAAAACAGACTGCCCGTCAAAATATAGCGACACTGACTCCTTGTATCAAGAGCCATCAATTGAAGAAGCAAAATACTTCTTTAGCTGCTATACTCGTAAGACTGATCAGCTTGTTGATCGTGTTGTGTATTGGCTTCAAAAGGGCCATCACTAAGCTCTTCTGCGCCTTCGATTTCCCAAGGTTGAACGGAAAGGATTTCGTATTCGGTATTTTGAAGGTTGCTGTTCATAATTGAATTTTTAAGCATTTTCTAAGATTTCGTCTTGAAGGTTTTTGTCTGCCAAAATTTCCACAGCAAAAGCTTTCATGAGAGTGGCGATGTCATCCAATTCTTCACTGGTGTAGCCCCATGTTTGTTGCAGTTCGGTGAGGTGTTTTTCTAGGGTTTTCATTGTTTTAAAAATTCAGGATTCTCGAAAATGCTGTTATTGATTTTTATTTCTGCGCCGTATTGGAGTAAAAATTGAATAGACCACTCGATTTTATCAAGTACTCTTTGTCCTGCTGGATGCGATTGTATTCCAAAATCTAAATTTTAGTTCTCGCATACTATTTTTAATTGATGTAATTTTAATTCTTTTTCAACGAGCTTGTATGTTTCTAGCGTTTTAAAAATTGGATAACCATCATCGTCAGTTTCTCCCGACTCTTCCTCATCGTGCTCTCTTGTGCTAATGTGGAAAATACCAAGACCATATTTAATAGTTTGATTGTCTTCTTTATACAACAAACGCCATGGAGAACAGCCGTTATAGACCACGATAACATCTTTCTCTAAACGCACCCTGCTAATATCGAAATAATAGTCTCCATATTGGAGTGCTGTGGCGGTAAATAAAAATGCGATAAAATTATCCCATTCTATGTCCTTCTCAATTATTTTGTGACTCATGCTTTTAATCTATACTCGATTTCAATTTCTACAAGCTCAAATTCATGAAAGTTTAGTGCAGCATATCGCTCACCATTCATGGTACTGCGCAGCAAGTCTTCTTCAATGATGTTGCGAGCATTGTAAAGCATACCTTCTGGTGAAAATTCATCAACAAGATGCATATATACATCCCAATTACTGATGAATGTTTCTAATACAACCCACTTGCCCGTTGGCTTGTGACGGTATGCGAATTTTGTTTCAGTGTGAATCATACTTTTGTTATAAAGAATCTCCTTTGACAGCTTGGTTGATTGTATCCTTCTACATGATCAGGGAAATAAATTTCATCCTCGTATAGATCAATTGTTTTTTCGTATCCATCAAGCCTGATTCGATGCATTTTGTATTTTCCAACGAACCATGATTTGATTGTTTCTCCAGTATGACCGAAGAAAAATTTTGGGGTAGAAATAATATCAACTGCGATAGCGACTCTCATATTATGACTTTACTGTAGAGAGATTTCTTTGCTTGTCAAATGGTTTTTTGCTTGGAAAGTTCCTGCATTTTTACCTCAATAAATGCTTTCATGAGCTTGTTTAGCTCTTCGCTGTCACCACCATATTCTGCGCCCAACACTGTGAGCAAGTTGCTTTTGAACGATGACTCTGCGAGAGAATGCACCCATTTCTCAACATCTTTTACGTTGATGGGATGCACAATCTGCACTTTGTTCATTTGATTGATGGGGCTTTCGTTCCAAAAACACCAAATAAAAAGTGTAACAAATGCGGTGCCAATCATGGTGATTAAGATGCTGGATTGAGTTTTTGATTCGTTCATTCCAAACTATAGAACGAAAATCTAACTTGTCAACAACTTTTTTGAATTGAATCAAGCTCTGCAAGCGAAATCATTGTAGCTCCTGCGGTTTTGTCATAGTAGGCTGTTTCGAGCCATTTTTCGCGCCAAAAGATTTTGCCGCTGACTGATTTTAAACCTTTTTTAATGTCTTCGTCCGAATATCCTTTGAGTTTTAGAATCGGCGCAAGAGGCGCAAAACTTGGTGCTAGTGTTGGCGGAGGACTGTTTGTGTATTTAAAATCTTTGATCAAGTCAATCACCCAAGGCTTCTGAACCTTTGTGCCAGGGCATGTTTTGGTTGTGCGTGGGTCGTCACGATGAAACAATACAGTTTTATCATTCACTGGCAGTTTGAGCCAATCTAACAGCATTTTTGTTGCGGCTGCTGCTGTTTTCCAGCACTCGAAACCTCTACCTTTCTTGGGGTCTTCGTTGTCGTAGTCTCCAAGCACTTCAATGCCCAAAGCGGTGCGATTAAAGCTAGAAGCATGAACGCCAGTTTCAGTTAATGGAGTCATGCCCCAAACTTGATCGTCATCAATGAATAAATGTGGTGCGCTGCGCCAACCTAATTGATTGGAATAGTAGTCTTTGAGGTTTTCCAAGTGTTTTGCTAGGAAACCATCTGGCCTTTGATTCAGGGAAGGCGCGGCTGTATGATGGAGGCAAACAGATTTAGCCCAAGTTGGAGCTTTAATTCCATTTAAATATTGAGCGAAACCGCTCACGGTCCAAACTTTTCCAGTGTTGCTAAAAGACATATACTAATAGTAACAAATTGGATGATATTTTAAACCCTTGTAATCCTCTTGCCGCACAATGCTCTCGCGGGAGCGACCCGCATCCACTTCGGTAAGAGCATTGTTACTTTCCGTCATTTGGGTGACACCCTCTTTTGCAAGAGGCAGTTCCATCGGGATTTCGCTTGTGGCAGCGCGGCAATTTGTTAGTTGTGAGTATTGATTCACGGGGAATTTCGGCCCTCTCTTTTGGATACTTGCCACCCTTGTAACTAACTCGGATTACCTGCGTTCCGATTTGGAAGGTTCATTAGCAGGTGAGTTATTCCCTTCCAAAATTGCTTGAACTTTGCGGCGAACGCGCAGTTCTGTATTGCTTTCCCAATATTCTGTAAAATAAAGCATTTGTTCAATCAACAAATCTTGCAGTCCTTTTTCTGCTTCTTTATAAGTGGGAAAAGTTTTTTCATAATCGCCAATCAAGTAACCGCGATGATGCAGTCGCCATTCTGATTTTTCGTAAGTTGAAAAGTTTTTTTCGATGTAGAAGTGACAGTCGCGATCCTTGTGATGATCGCCGCCAATTAATTCATACCATAGTTCAAGAAGTTGTTCGGTGAGTGCTTGCATGGGTAGCTAATTATAATATGAAAAATGAGCTTGTCAAGTGTATAATTCATATATGAATGTTGAAGTTGATTTTTCCGAAAAAATCGTCGCCTCTGGTCGCGCCTCTCTGATTACAAAATTGATTTACCTGCAAAATCAATTCAAAATTTTTCATTGGCAAACCTTTTCTTATGCAAATCATCAAGCTTTTGGTCATCTTTATGATGAATTAAGCGAAAAAATTGATGAGTTTGTGGAAACCTATCAAGGAATCTATGAGCGTCTTGACTTTAGCGGCGAAATGATTGCGTTCTCTAATCTGCGCGAAACAAATTTTGCAATGATTCTTTCAGAACAAGCAACAACTTTAAAAAGCTACGATGAAGTTTTCGCTGGACACACTGATTTGCTCAACCTTCGCGATGAAATGCTCGCAGTCTTGCACAAGACATCTTACTTGCTCACGCTAGTTTAAAACCAATAAAAAAGGGCGGCTTTTCAGCCGCCCTTTTTGTTTACGCCAACAGTGATGGAATTGGCTTGCCTTTATCAGCGATTTTGAATGGTCGCCCTTCTGGAGAAATTAACACTTGTTCAGTTTGTAATCCAGCAGCAGCAGCAATGGTAGCATTGAAATCTTGCGGAGAAACAATGCCATCCAAAACTTTCATGCCTTTGTCATCGCTCTTGCCATAAACTTGACCGCCTTTGATGCCAGCACCAATGAGAGCACTAGAGAATGCGCCAGGATGATGATCGCGCCCATCGTTCACGTTGATGATTGGCGTGCGTCCAAAGTCAGTAGTCACAACAATGAGAGTTTTCTTTAACAAGCCAGAAGCTTGCAAGTCTTCAATGAGAGCAGTTAAAGCTGTGTCAAGAATTGCTAATTTATCTTCTAGTGCATCAAAGTTGTTAACGTGAGTGTCCCAACCACCATCTGACACTTCAATAAATTTGCAACCACCTTGCTCAATGAGTCTCTTGGCAAGGCAAACACCTTGGCCAAAACGATTGTTGCCATATTTTTCTCTCTTGTCTGCGGACTCTTTTGTGAGGTCAAAAATATCAAGCTCGGATGAGTTGAGCAAACGAACAGTTTGATCGTAGAATTCTGTGTAGCTCTTTTCAGAAGGATTTGCGCCCTTCATTGCATCGCGTTCAATTTGCTTGAGAACTTCAATGCGTTTGCTGAATTCTTCTTTGTTTCTAATCTTTGCGTTCTCCAAGCCGCGAAGAGGGTCTTGAATTGGAATAGGAGAATATTTCTTTGCCATCCAACCAGCGCCAGGATGGTCTGCTGGACCACTAATCAAAACATTTTGAGGGATGCTGATTTTTTCTCCCTTGTCTTGCATCTTGCACATCCATGCGCCCATGTTTGGATGAATGATTGTGCCGATCTTCTTGTAGCTTGTGCGTTGAAGATACTGAGCTTGCTCATGTGCGCCAGTATTGACCATCATGCTGCGAATCACTGCCATCTTGTCGCCGTGTTTGGCGAGTTTTGGCAAGTGTTCGCTGATAGCATAATCAGCGTTTGTGTTGATAGAATTGAATTTGCCTTTTACTTCTGCGTCTTTCTTGGGGTCAAAAGTATCAAGATGGCTCATGCCACCATTCATAAACAAGTAAATAATGTGTTCTGCTTTGTTGGCAGACTGTGCAGCGTGAATTTCTGGTAGCACAGAAACGCCCAAGCCTGCACTGGCTAGACGAAGAACGAAGTCGCGACGATTGATAGAGTTCATAAGATTAATTAGAGAATTTAAATTCGGTTGAATTGAGCAATGCCCAAATAACATCATCGTCATTTGCGCCAGAGAATGCGGCCTTCTCTGATAGTGTGGGTTTGCGGCTCAAAATGCTTTTGTAAATGATTTCCATCTTTTCGGATGGAGACTTGCCTGCCAAGGACTTGATGAGAGATGTTTCTTTGTTTGTGGCAATGTTTGCAAGCTGACCATTCATGAATGAGATTACTTGCGTCACAGAACCTTCCAAGGAAGATGTTTGAATGAGTTCACGATCACTGCGGCCAAGTTGAGCAAGAATAGTGTTTGTTTGATTGGCATCATTGATTTCAGAAGCTCTTGCAACAACAACATTTGCAATCTTTGGCGCGAGAGAGTATTTGTCGCGCATAATTTGATTATACTTTTCGAGCTTCATTCTCATCTTCTCTAACGAAATATCCTCAATGGTTGTTTGCATGTTTTTTGCGTATTCAGTGTGAAATTCTGTTTTATATTGTTCTGGACTCTCCACGCAAAGAGCCACAACAGAATCCCAAAGCTGTTCTGCGGTGAGTCTGCGCTTCACTGGACCAATGAAAATAAAGTTTTCGCTGTTGGCGAAAGCTCCACTGTATGTTTGACGCTGAAAGAGTTTCGTGTTGCAAAGCACAAAAAGAAACTTTTGGCTATCATAGTTTAGTTCAACAAAAATGTTCGCCAAAGTGTTCATGAGTTCACTGTTCAAAGCGTCAGAGTCGTGAATGTTGTCGTATTCTGAAATGATATACTTGCCAAACACCAAGTTCCAGTAGCGATTCACAATGTTCTTTGTGAATGTGGGATGGTTGGGATTGGCGAGCCAAGCCACAGCGTCTTGCCGCAAATCTTCTTTGTTTTTGATTTCTCCTTTGCCGTCAAGAGTGCTTGGAACAACAGAGTCGTTTGGCTTTGCATCCTTGTATTGATAATCATGAGGAAGCTTGAGTTCTTTTGTGGAGAGGATTTCAAGATCAGCTTGAGTAGCGCGAACAAAGTTATTAATTTGATTGTTCAAGCCGCGATTCTTAACAGGGTCGCTTTTAATGAGAGCATCAATGGTTTCTCTCAAGGCTTTGATCTTTTCGCGTGTTTCTTTTGATTCTTTTGGACGAAGCTCAATTTGATTAAACATTGCAGCCATTTTGTAGAACTGCATTTGTGTGAAGTCTTGGAAGGGGTCATCGTGACACTGTGCGCAGCCAATGTCCGTGCCTAGAAACACTTTGTTTGTGGCAATCAAGTTGTCAAGAGGCATTCCAACGTCTCTGTAGTAGTAACCAGTAGCAGGGTTGGAATAGTAATTGCCAGAGCTTAGGAGCAAATCTTTAACGAATAAATGATATGGTTTGTTTGCTGCAATGCAGTCTTTCACATAGTCAATGTATGGTCCGCCATTAAAATTATTGATTGGCGAGAGTCTTTCGCGCATTCTAAGAGCGTCTGCCCAAAAATTAAACATGTGCGAAATGTGGCCAGGATGTTTTAATAGATATTTAATTAGTTCTGTTTTTTTATTTTCGGCAGAAGCAGAGAAGTAAGCATTGTATTCGCTAAACGTGGGATTGCGGCCAATGATGGTCAAATATGCTCTGCGCAAGAAAACGTCTTCGCTAACTGGTGCAAGAGGTTTGATTTTGGCATTTAAACACTGCTTTTCTAGCACGTTGTCAATCTTGAAAGAGGCGAGATTCAAGTCTGCGCCAAAGGTTGATGCCAACAGACAAAATAAGATTAAAACTATTTTTTTCATAAGCCTTTAGTATTTTACACTTTTTAAAAAGCTTTTGAAAGATGGAATCTTTCAAGGATAAGTGTAAAAATAATTATGCCTCCAACGCCATCGCCTACGCCAACGCCGCCGCCCACTCCGCCGCCAACGCCTCCGCCGCCGCCAACGCCTCCGCCGCCGCCTACTCCACCACCGCCTCCTACGCCGCCGCCTCCGCCAACGCCTCCACCAACCTATTATCCTTACACTGGAACAGATTGCAGCGGAACGCCTGTTACAATTTACACACTTAATAATTCCTTTAGTGTTAGTGATACTGCTTATTCAGACACCGCTAATCCAGCCCAACCCTATACTGGAGCTTTTGTTTATAATAATGCTTATTATACTTATACCTCTGGAAACGGGTCGCTTGTTACTAATACTTACGCCCATTCTGGAACAGATTGCAGCAATGCTTCTGTAACGATTTACACAAATCAAAGCTCTTTTGCATATACCGATACTGCTTATACTAATCAATGTTTAACAACAACTTATACTGGAGACTTTATTCATAGTGGAAGCGTTTACGCATATAGCAATGGTGTTGGTAGTTTCAGTGGCATTCCTTATGTTTATTCTGGAACGAATTGCAGCGGTGGTGCTGCAACAATTTACACGGGATACAGTTCTTTTAGTTCTTCCGATACTGCATACAGCGATCAGTGTTTTAAAACGCTTTTTAGTGGCATTTTTATTCGCAGCGGAAATACCTATAAATATGTTGATGGCGTAGCCACACAATACTACGCTCATGTTGGAACAGATTGTAATGGCGGAAGCGTAACAATTTATACAGTCGCTAGTAGTTTTGCTTATACTGATACAGCATATTCAGACTGCAATATATCGTCTCTTTTTGATGGCACTTTTGTAAAAAATAATACGATCTATACTTACACTTCGGGTAGCGGAACAGCGGGGAATGCGACCCATGCTCATGCTGGCACAGATTGCAGCGGAAGCAGTGTAACAATTTACACAAACTCTAGCAGTTTTGCTTATACCGATACTGCCTACAGTGATTTGTGCCAAACAACAGCTTACACTGGATATTTTATTCTTAGTGGAGCGGTTTATTCATACAGCAGTGGCACTGGAACTCCCGTAACTTCTTATTCCCACTCTGTAACAAATTGCAGTGGTGGTTCTATTACGATTTATACTAATGCTACTCCGTTTAGTGCCAGTGATACGGCCTATAGTAACCCATGCCTAACCACAACTTTTAATGGAGCCATCTCCAGTGGCGGTGGCATTTACAAGTATAGCAGCGGTGTCTCTACACAATACTACGCTCATGTTGGAATTGATTGCGACAGTGTTTCTACTACAATTTATACTAATAGCAATACGTTTAATGTTGGTCAGACAGCGTATGCCTCTTCTTGCATCTCCACACTGTATAATGGATATTTTATTTTTGCTAGTTTTACATATTCATATACTGATGGTGTTGGAGGCGCAAGTTCTTGTCCAAGTCCACCAACGCCTCCGCCAACACCACCACCAACGCCTCCACCTTCGCCACCAACGCCGCCGCCGTCTCCACCAGCATATACCAATCCAAACATTTTACGAGCAGACATTCACTCAAGCTATGCGACTGGTTCTGGAACGTGGCAAACTTACCGAACCAATGTGACAGGTTTGTTTGTGGCAAATTCTGGAACCAACAGGTCAGACTATCGCGACCACGTTATCCGAGAATTTAATCGTAAAATTAGCGTTTTAAATCAGCCCACAGGCTTGTTTATCAAACCGTTTGACGATGGTTTTAGGTTTACGGGAGTTTCAATATAATAAAAAGGGCGGGATTTCTCCCGCCCTTTTTTGTGATCTTAATCTTCCAAGTCAACTTCCCAACCCTCTTCTCCCTCATACCAGAAGTAACCAAGTTCATCAAGTGCATCCAGCACGCGATTCCTTGAGGGATATTCGGGTGAAAAGCTGTTCTGAATCTTGCGAATGCCAACAGCAGAGTAGCCTTTCTTTTTGCAATTTTCAAGATACTTCTCAACACGCTCCACAAATTCACTGCGCTTTTGAACAGTTTCGTTTTGCACAGGTTCGTTGTCTTCATCCACAACAGGAGCTTTGATTTCCTGCTCGAACACAGAAACAACCTTGTAAGCTGAAACTCGGCACTTTTGGCAGTTATAATCTGTGGGAACGCTCACAACATCTTTGGGATTCACTTTAACAACAACCACAGAGCCGCGAGCAAAGCCGCGAGCATAGTCGAGACTGCCAACATGAAGACCAAACGAGCAATGATTGTCGCGATTGTCGTCCACATCACGGCGCTTTACTTCAATCTCTGCGCCAACAGAGTTAAGAATGCGACCATGATTATCAATCTGACCCTTGACAACCTTCGTGTCCTTGTTGCCGCTAATGCTCCAGAAATCGCTTTCCAAGCCCTTGTAAGCAAGGAAGCAGCCATCGTCAGTGATGGGGAGTTCCTTGTAAGCAAGGAAGTCATAAAGCTCACGAACAGAAGATGAAGATGGATTGTCTTGAATGTTTTGCCAGAACTTCTCAAACAAGTTGAGTGGCAAACCTTCACGATGAATGGAGCGCACCTTTTCAGCAAGAGCTTTTGGAAGAGTTTCGCCTTTGTAGGAAACCTCTTCTGGAGAGATTTTAAATCCATTCTTTTCAGCGCGTTCAGAGGTCTTTTCGAGAGCTTTGCGAATTGCTGCTTCTTGCTGGTTTTCTGGCAAGTCAAACGCTTCAATGATTTTGGCGTATTGGCTGGAACCCTTTTCGAGTTTGACTGGCTTGTTGTCGAGGAACAGGACAATGCCTGCTTGGTTGATGATGTAGTTCATAGTGCAGTTATTATAGTTTGGTTTTAGGGTTTGTCAAGAATTATTTGAGGCGAAGAATGGTGCGAAGTTCTTGGCGAGAGAGGTTTGGCTTGCTGGAGTAGTAATATCCACTGTTGTCATTCATGGTTTTGATGATTTTGCCGCGAATAGAAATTTCATCCGCAATCTTTTCAAACACGCAGTTGGCTTTTTTAGCAAATTTAATGTTTCGCTTGGCCTTTTCAACTAGAGAGTTTGAGAGATCAATGCTCAAAAATTTCTTTTTGAGATTGTCAATGTTTTGGCGAGCTTTGGATTTTTCAGCCTCAAGTTCGCTGATTTGCTTGTGTTTGTCCTTGTATTCTTGGCTTTCTGCATCCAAGAAACCAAGAGAGACTAGGTTCTTGTGCATGGTTGAACTGCGAGTCACTGTGGTATTGCAATTTCTGGTTGAATTGGCTTGCTTGACCGTGAAGTTGTTGAGCTTCTTCAAAGAATCAAAAGTGATTTTGCTCATGTTTTCCTTGGCTTCCTCAATGGTGTTGGCGGTTTGAGGATAACCAGTAACCATTGTGCAAATGTGATTATAAACTTCCAAAGCATTTAAATCATAAGTTAGGTAATAACCACTAACACTATTGATTTGAACACAGAAGGAGGCATTCATGGACAAATCAACCTTAGCTCCTGCTGTTTTTGGCCAGCCAAAGATGGTGCTCTTCACATTGCGCATTTCAAAAACCTCATTGATCTTGCTCATGTCGCAGCCGCTCAAACCTTCTGCATACACTAGATAGTATTTTTTACCATTTTTATTGGCAAGAGTTTCAAACTTGTCTCTCCAATATGCGAGAGTTTTGCGAGATTTGATGATGGCACACAAGGGCTTGCCTTTGACTTTTTCAAAGTCTGCACCAGCGCCAGCGGTTGAAATTCCAGTGATAAAAGGATAAACGTCAGAATAAATGTTCTTCTTATAGACTGAAAAGTTTTCGCCATGAAGGAATACATTGTTGCGATCTTCAACGAGTTCTTGAAGAGACATTGGCTTGATGGAATCAATGTCTTCTTTGGCGATTTCACGCAAAGCGTGCTGCATGTTAGCAAGAACTCGGTTATTGCTTGCTGTGTTTTCAAAATTCTCACGCGAGATTGGCAAGCTCATTGCGCCAATAGGCACATCAATAAACAACATGAGATTTTCTTTGAGCTTCGGGCTTTTTAAAACTTCATTAGAAAATGTTTTTTTGTAAACCACGTTGCCCATTGTTGCATAAATGTCATTATGCATGTAATAGCTTGCTTCTCTTTCAAAGAACCTGAAAACAAAACCATCCTTTTCAATTCTCGAAACTGGCTTGAGAGGTTCTACGCGAACAGAGAAAATATCAAAAACAATATTCGCAGAGCAAAACTTCACAAAAAACTCGCTCTTTTCCCTGAAACGGCTCATATCTGAACCTGTTTTAATTTCCAAATAAACTTCCAAGCCAGTTTCTTTTGTGGGAGATTCGCTGACTTTCAAGATGTGACCAACAGGAACTCCTGTATCTCCGCCACCAAGAGCGCAAGCATAGAGTGTGCAAACGCCATTGTGGTAGCTTTTCACATAAAAAGTATCAGTGTAACTATGCGCAGCTTTGCTGCCAATGCCAAAGCCACCAATCTGCTCATTGTTGCCGCTCTTTGTGCTGCGAAAATACATGCCAAACACGTTGCGAATGTCGTTTTCGCTCAAGCCCTTGGCAAAGTCGCGAACAAAAAAGATGTTGGAGCCGTCTTCGTCACGAATTCCAACCTCCACTGCACGATCAATATTGTGCTTCTTGTGCTCATCAAGAGCATTGCAAATGTATTCGCGCACAACAGCAAGAATCTTGTCGCTGTAAATCTTGTCGCGAAGATAATAAGTAGCCATGTCTGCGCCTTTAGCGTCCATGCCCATGATGGAGGAAGACATGTTTTCCGAAGTGATGAGTGGGTTTGCAAGAGTTTGTGTTTTCATTGTGCGTTAGTATAGGCTCAAAAAGCAGCTTGTCAAGAGCAAAGTCAAAATCTTCTTCAAAATTGTTGGTTAAAAAGTGTAATTAAATGGATGGCTGACTTATACGCTTTTCAAAACCTTGCAGAGTTATCGCATACCGCTGGTCAAATTCCATTTATTTTGGACAAGGCCAACGATTGTTATAGGCCGCTTGGACAAGATGATTTAAGTTTTGCAAATAGTGCTGGTTCCACTACTTTTGATGCGTTTGGGCGCATGAGAACTTCTCAGCCTTTGACTCTGTTCGATTCAAGTCACAGATACGCTGATAATGGTCTTTGGGCATCTGCTAGTGGAACTGGTGGATATGTTTCTTTTAACCAAAACCAAGGCTTGATAGACATGAACGTGACCAGTGGTTCTGGCTCTTATGTCACAAGAGAAACAACAAAAGTTTTTGCCTATCAGCCTGGCAAGTCTCTTTTGAATTTAAATACATTTGTAATGTCGCCAGCCAAAACTGGTCTAAGACAAAGGGTTGGTTATTTTGGCGCGGATAATGGAATGTTTTTGGAACTTGACGGCTCTACACTAAACTTTGTTGAGCGTTCATTGGTTGATGGTTCTCCCCCAACAGAAACAAGAGTTCAGCAGTCTAGCTGGAATGGAGACAAACTAGATGGCAACGGCGCATCTGGCTTAACTCTTGACATTACCAAAGCTCAAATTTTATGGATGGACATTGAGTGGTTGGGTCTTGGCTCTGTGAGAATGGGTTTTGTTATTGACGGCAAATTTATTTTGTGCCACACCTTTCAACACGCAAACGTCATTGATTCAACATACATTACCACTGCTTCTCTTCCTTTAAGATATGAAATAATTAATACCGCCAACACTTCTGGCAACAGCACACTCAAACAAATATGTAGTTCTCTTATTTCAGAGGGTGGTTATGAACTAAGAGGTGCGCAGCAATCAATCAGCAGCAATGTTGCTGCTCCATACGAATTAATCACTGCAACAAATACTGATTATCCAATCATAACAATTAGATTAAAATCAACCAAACTTGACGCTATTGTTATTTTGACAGCTATATCTTTGTTACCCGCTTCTTCTGGAAATTTTCGATGGAAATTAATTCTCAGTGGCACAACGAGTGGTGGCAGCGAAACTTGGACACCTACTGGAACAAATTCAGCAGTGGAATATAAAATGGATGCTACAAGTATTTCGGGCGGTAGAACTGTCGCCTCTGGATTTATTAGCCAGTCTAATCAGTCTAATCCTGCCTTAGACATTTTAAAAGAGGCTTTATTTAAATTCCAGTTAGAAAGAAATGGGTTAACCAATACGCCTTATGAACTAACTCTTGTTGTTGCTGCTGGAAGCGCTACTGGCGGTAATCCAGCCAAAGTTCTCGCCTCTCTTGATTGGGAAGAAATTAGTAGATAATTTTGGTGGGCAAGGTAGAATTCGAATCTACTCAATCAAAGATAAAAGATTTACAGTCTTTCGCATCTCTCCAACTATGCCGCTTGCCCCAAAATTTTTATGAATTGATTAGCTTATCAACGTCTTCATTGATGTTTTTGACAAACTTGTAGTCTCCATCATTCAAAAAACTAAGAATAGTGCCAAAACCAACAGGTTCAGGAAAGTCTGAATACACTTTCAAACCGTTAAGTCCAGCAATTTGATAACGCTTCTCTTTGCCGTAAAAACTGGCATCATGGCTAGTTTCCATGATGATCACCGAAGTAAATTCTGCACGAAATACATCGCCAGCTTCAAACCACTCAATCTTGGAGTCAAGGTCTTCGCTGTCATTAGTATTTTGAATCAAGCCAAGCTCTATGAGTTTGTTGATGTCAACTTTGTATTCTTTGTTGTCGAGTGTGAGAGTTGCTTTCATAGCGTAACTGTATCGTTGGTTTGAGAGTTGTCAACCATAAAATTGAATTTGAGTTGATTTTGGTTGTCAATCAAGGGAGCTTGAATCTCTTCAACAATCTCTGGAAATCCAGAAACGAGACAGTCAAAAGCTTCTGCGCCAGACAAGATAGCTGCTGAAAGGCTATGATTTGCCACGATGTCTTTTTGATCTTCAAGAAGCATGGAGGCAATTTGAAGTTTTTTAATAGCGTTTTTAATTGCAGTTTTTTGTGTTTTATTCATGAGTAGAGAGTATCATTTTAATTCCAATAAAAATACCAAAACCTGCTAAAAATAGCAGCCCAAGTAATTGAAGATCAGTTAGTGGTTGGTGCATCGGAGTTTTGCACTCGTTGTTGAAAAATCAAAAGCAATAGTTTTAATTGTTCTGTTGTGCAGTTGCATATTACGTCTTCGCCCGTCTCAACATTAAAGCCAATCACTAAATATTTGTCAAAAATAGAGCCAAGATGAGCTTCTGCTAGAGCTTTTGCGGTTTCAACTTTACTCTTGTCCATAAAAGATTTCAAAAGTGTCTTTGTTGAGTTGGCGGGAGTCTTCTAGCTGTTCTGACAATTCGCGCAAACGATCTGCTGCTTCTAGCAAGCAAGAGTTAACAATGCCGTCTTCTGTTTCAATATCTTGCGCCAAGACTCTAAGAGCAGCGATCAAAGTTTGTGTTGATGATTTCATATTTCTTAAAAAAGGTTACATGGGCAAGGAACTTTTGTCAACAGAAATCTGGTTTACAAATATAAACGTCATTAAAACTCTTTTCAAATATTTTGTGCAAGATTTCTTCTATAATGTTCCAATCAGCACCACCCAAACCGCAGCCGATTTTATATGGAATGTAAATGTCTGTTAAATCAATAGGCACTTTTTCATAGCCAATTCCACAAAAATGAATCGTTTCTTTGTCATTACCGTGAAAATTCGTACTAGCAATACTCTTAAAGCCTGCAATGAGAGCAGAGTATTCTGTTTGTCTTTCTCTGGTGCCAACATTGTTCTGACCAAACAGATTTGCTACAACAACATTATGCGCCACATTCACTTCAAAAACGCTGCCTAGCAGCATAATGGGCAGCTTTTGACGTTTCACATGAGCACGGTATTCTTCTGCATTCTTGGGCCATTTGCGAGCAATTGCGCCTGCTAATCCACCTACTGCTCCAATGCAATTGACAGAGTGAACAATCACTCCTTTGTCAACTGTCAGAATGTCTTTATTAATTGTTGTGATCATTCTTTACTATAGAGTTTGTCCCATTCTTTGTCAACTGCATTTAATGCGTTTATTGCAACTTTATTATCATCAAAATCTGCAAGTTCTCCTAAAGCCTTACGCATAATCTCCCATTGGTTGAGAGTGCATTCATAGTCTTTTAAATTGATTTCGCCGTATTTGCATTTGACTGCTTGGCAGTTGATTGGAGAGCAGCAGCCAGTTTCACCACAACTGCCGCAAGTTTTGCAGTAGTCAGAATCTTCTGGATAATTGTCAGGGTCACAAATTAGTGGTCTGACTTGATTATCGTCAGCAATTTCCGCAACAATGTCTGTTTCAAGAAAGAAACAAGTTTCTTCATCAAGGGGAATTTTAAATCCATAGGTAAAAGTATCGCCGTTTTCACCGCAAAAGCCATTAACATCACCCGTGCATACGCCTTCACCAACATAAGACCCCCAATGGCCTTTGAAATTGATCATGTATTTTTTGTCTTTGATTGGAATCATAATTTAAAATGGGCATTTATTTTCACTGCATGATTTGAGTAAGTTTAAGACGCTCACGATAAACAAGCTCATACCTCCTACCATATAAATTTTCTCCCACCATGCCATAGGTGGTGGAACATAGTCTTCATCTTCATCATTTGGTCCGTTTGGAAATCCTTCAAACATAATTTTTTATTCTTTAATGGGCCATTCAAACATAGAGAGATGAAAGAAATGATCGCCCTCAATTTCTTCCAACCATACCGCACACCACGAAGAGTAAACTTCACAATTTCGAACTGTATAGATTTTTCCAACCTCTAAATTGTCTTTGGCAAATTGAATGACATTGACATGGTGTGGATAGAACATTCCATCAGCACCTTTGAATTTCGCTTTGTCGCCAATATGGGGCCATTCCCATTCACGACTTTTGCATCGTTCTTTGAACTGTTCTTCGTTCATCTACCAAAAGGGTTAAAATTTGCTGCTGCATAAAGCAGCAAGGCAAAGGCAAGTCCAACTGCTGTAGAAAATCCACCCCAATATTGGCCAGAAAAAAGCCAATCAGGAATTTCAAGTGTGAGTGCTAGTAATGTGTTCATAAATCAATAACTGTCTTCGTGTTCATCAAGCCTGAATTTGTATTGCTCAATTTGAGATTCCAAAAAGCTCATGTAACCGCGAAGATTTTCAATGGCTTTTTTATGTTGCCAAATTTCTTTGTCTTTGTCTTCTAAAAATCTTTCGAGGTTTTTGATTTGAAGTTCTGTGATGCGTTGCCCACGATGAGCAGCAAATGCTTCTTTGGTGATCGTGTCAACGTCAGTACACCAAGTGCGTTGCTTATCTGAATATTCAGAGAGTGCTTTGAATACAATGTCTTCTACGTCTTTGTTTTTCATATTAGCAGTATGTTTTTGGTCGAGTCAATGTCTCTGCATTGAATTTCATTTCAGGCTCTTTATTTTTGCTGCGATCAGGGGTTCTCTTTTCAAACAGCAAGGCCAAGTGATCTTTGATGATTTGAGTCTGTTGTTTGTCAATTGTTTCTGCATTGGTAATTTCAAGGAATCCATGCAGCCATATTGCGAATTGTTCGTAGTTCATAAATTTATTTCATTTCTTTTCACCAATTAAGGCTTTGACAATCTTTTCGGCGTTTTCTTGAAAGGATGGGAAGAAGATTGTGCTGAATTCTTTCCCATGTCGAGAGATGAACCATTCCCAATCTTTGCGAGCTTGTTCACTCAAAGGAATGCCTTCTTTGGGCTTGGCTTCACTAGCATCACGAATGATTGCTACAAGCTCATCTTCTTTGTCCTTGGCAGCAGCAATGATTTCTGCATTGTGCGGATAAACAATGGAGCGAATAGTCTTACTGTTTGGCTCAACTTTAACAAGCCACCAGCCATTCGTCAATCCGTCATGAGCATAAGGGTCATTGTGCTCAACGTATTTTTTGCCGACTTTTTTATAGAGTTGAGTTTTGTTAGCAATGCGAGTGAGAGAGTTCATTGTAGTAATTGTTTTAGTTCACTAACGATGTCTTCTAGTTTGCTCATTTTACCCTTTTGCATGTAAAAGTCAAGCTCATTTTCGACATAATTATATCCCTCTTCAAACTCTTTTAGGTCAGCTTCGTAAGAAGAGATTAGTTCTTGGAGGCGAGTTTGGAGTTTTTGGTTTTCTTTCATGAATTTTGACATGCGATTTGCGCGGTCTTTGAGGTCTGGACGCTGAATTAAAATGCTTTTTAATTTTACCTGATTGTCGTGGTTGGCTTTCCACTGTTTGATTTCTTTGTTGAGAGCGTTCATGGTTTCTCGCGAACAAACATCAGCAATGCACCAATTGTCACTCCAACCCTGCATTTTAGCGTAGTTAGAAACAGTGAGCGCAGCTTCCCACACATCATTTGGAATGGCGAAATCTTCAATCATAAAAGTCTTTAAATGGCACAATGCAAACGCTGTATGCGTGTTTGTGTGGCAAAATGGCAGCGACACCACTTAGTTCATCACTTTCTTCTTTACTTTCTGGAATCAGATAAAGTTCTAGTGAGTCTTCGGGGAAATCAATTTTGCTTCGCTCGTCGAAATAAGTTTCAGGTGTTTCAATTGTGAAACCCTGAGCCATTCCATGCTCGCAAAGCTCATCTTCAATATGAGAAGTGCTGCAATTATAATCAACGCAAAGATACTTATGGTTTTCGCTGGAAAACCTAATAGTCCATTGGCTCTTTTTGTTCTTGACAACCTCCAAATTCTTCAAAAGAATTGGAAGTTCAAGATTGGGTTTGCGAATATGAGTGTGGTGTTCAATATGTGTTTTCATTGATTTGTTTCCATAGTTTTTCTTCTTCTGGAGATAGGTCCACTGAGCGTTTACCGTCAAAAGACCAGCCATAGGCTGTACAGCCTTCTGTTTTAATGATTTTCATGGCAGAATTTATATGCTTTTTTATACTCGTCTTCTGTGAGAAGATCGTCCGAATTATATTCGCGGAAACCACTAAAGTCAAGAATTAAATGACCAAAATGTTTTTGCCACTCTTTCATGGTTTTTCTCTTGACAAAGATTTTTTCATAGTTGTCCCAATAAGAGGGAAGATTTGCGCCTTTGCGGAGTTTATCGCCTTTGCCTGCTGACATTGTTTTTTTTTATTTTTGTTTAGCTATTTTATAGCCTTTGTATGGCTCTTGCTCAAGCAGCTTTGGAGAGAGTGTTCGCAACCAACCTCCCCTAATGCAGAGAGCGCCCTCTTCTCCACTAGCTTCACAAGTTTTACTGCAAAGATATTCTGCCATGTGAACCATGCCTTCAACTTGCTTGTCGCCACCTGTGTAATAAAAGCGTAACGAAGCATATTTTTCTTTGATTTGTTCTATCTTTACAGCAGGTGGGTATATTTTAATCCATTTTGCGTGTTTTAATGCATTGGCCGAAAGCTTGTGTAGAAAATTATAAAATGGTTTATTTAACTCGTAACCGTTCAGTTTTGGAAAGAGGTTAATGATTTTATAGTGAATTTTTTTAAGCAAGAAATGCGGAACGCGCCAAAGATAATATTTCTTTGACAGGATTTCCTGACCTTGGCGATATGTAAGAGTGGTGTAATCCACGATTGCGCCACAAAGACTATCCACGGTTTTTTCCCAGCCTTGAGGAACCCAAATCCCACAAGGGCATTCTAGTTCTCCAAGTTCGTTCTTGGAAAACAAACTTGGATATTTATTCATGAGACGCATTTCAAAATCCTCTTCCATATTAGAATTTGAATGAAATTCGTTGTATGAGATTGCCAAAATTAATAATCTTGCGTGAGAGCTTGATTAAAAATTGCCCAAAAACCCTCTGCACTTTGCCTCGAAAAGTTTTGCCGAATGCAATTGATTCTGCTAACCTTTTTTGGAATTGTTTTTCTCGCTCAATTCTGATTGCTGCATCCGTTTCCTCATATCCTACCAGTGAGGCTTTTTGCAAAAACCCATCAATAAATACAAACTGAATTTCAATCCAAATATCAACCTCTTCCGAATTAAGCGCGTCATAAGCTTGAATGGTGCAAGTTTTATTGCACGGTTTCTTTTCTTTGGAAATTGGTTCCATGAAACCGCCAAAAGGACCGTTCTCTTCAACCCATTGGGCTTCAATGTGTTCTGCAAAAAGACGGCCTTCTTCAATAAAGAAGTTTTTTAAGGCGCAGTCAAAGTCTTTGGTTTGAAAGGTGACTTCTTCTTGTCTCAAGAGTCGCAGATATTTATCAACTTCTGGCGCAATTCCTTGGATAACTGACTTGTTAAAAATGATATTGTCAAAAAGGCCCATTTTATTAGTTCATGTTTGGTTCTCTGAAAAGTTTTTCAATCTCTTCGATGCCTGCAAGAATGGCTTCATTACTCATTGCAATGCGACCATAATAAATGCGCAAGCAAGGATTATGAAATTGCTCATAGTATTCTTTCTTTTTGCGCATGATTAGCAAGTCAGTTTGCAGTTGCGCAATTTGGTCATTTAACATTTCTTCGTTCATAATCATCGTTTAAAAAAGCTCTCAAATAGTTCTGTATCACTTGAAAAAGCAGCAATCATTGCTAATACAAAAATAAAAAATAGTGTCATGTGAGCAACACTATAACCCCAAAGGTTCAGTTGTCAAGAAAGATTTTGGTAAGGTTTTTCGCGAAACCATTTTGTCAGAATGAATTTTTCTCCTTCTTCAACTGGCATTCCCCAATGCTTTGATTCGGGAATATTTGAACCTTCTCTAGTATTTTGCCAAAGAATCATTGTGCCAGTTTCGGGCTTTGTTTCCAAGTCTATCTCTGTGAATCTAGTGTGACCTCCTTTGGGAGTGTCATTCAAGTAAACCATTGCTGTCCAAGTGCGGTTGCCGTGTCGCTCTAACTGTTTTTTTTGATCGTCGCTAAGGGGAAAGAAAGAATCAAAATGAGGTTTGAACTGTTCGCCAACTTTGTAGTATTGGCCTTGAACTTGCTCGCTGTATTGCTCTGGAATGCCAACAATGTTTAAAATTGCATCTTCAATCTCAGCAATTGTGGGGTCAGAATTGCGAAACAAATGAGCAGTAGAGCTTGTGCGAAAGTCGGAAATCTTATTCCCGCCATTATCATAGTCAATCACAGAAGACTTTTGACAGCGATTCTTGATGATTTCAATGGCGCGAGAGCACTGGTCCTGTGTCAAAGCGTTCTTGATTTTAAAGATGTTTAATTTATCAGAGAGTTTTTCTGCGCCAAATTTATCAGTCAAATCTTCAATTTTAACAGGTGGAGAAATGCCTTCAACCTTTTTTAAAATGTCTGGCATACAAAATTCTTGAATGATTAGGCTTTCATCAAAGCCTTTGTCAAGCAAAATCTGTGCCAATTCTCTCTTAGATGAACCCCTTTTTACGTTGTCCCAAATCCAAAATTTCCAAGAATCGTCAAAACTGGTCTTTTTCATGCAAGAAGTACGGCTCCAAGGTGTAAATATTTCTGTGAAAATAGACAGGAAAGCTCGCGCCATCTTAAACTCTTTTCCCAAAGATGTGCAGGACTATTTTCAAGAAATCAACGAAAAGTGCGCAAAACACGGAGTCAAGTTTAGAGTTTCCAGCGGTTCTGTTGTTTATTCTGGAGGCGGAAGTTGTGGCGGTTTCTTCTCTGATTCTCCCAAGGAACTAGCTATTGCAGTAAATAAACCTTTAAAATGGGTCATTGCCACTCTTGTTCACGAAGATTCCCACTTTGATCAGTGGCTAAACCGTCAGTCTATATGGCACAATCAGAAAGTTTCGCGCAATTTTAATAGCTTTTTTGATTGGTTGCTCAAGATTAAAAACATTAAAAATCCCACAGAAACAGCCAAACATGTGATTGCTCTTGAGTCTGACTGTGAGAGACGGTCCATCAAAAAAATAAAAAGGAGATGGTCGCACATTATTTCGCCCGAAACTTATGCTCAGTCTGCTAATGCTTACATGTTTTCCTACTTGTATATGGCGCAATCGCGCAAGTGGATTTCTGAAACTATAGAGATTAAAAACAAATGCTTCTATAGGAATTTCCCGCAAAAAATCCTTAGTAAGTTTGAAAACTTATCAGAAGAGTATTTTGAGCTTTTTCAGCGCTATGACAAAAAATGCAAGAGCGGCTCAAAATAGAGCCGCTCTGCGTCCTATAAACCGAAGTCTATAAGAGGGGTATTATTTATCCTTGGCTTTGCCAACATTGAGAGCGAGCCAATCCACAATCTTGTAGAGCTTGCCTGCCCAAGTGTCGTCTTTCGGAGTTGGAGTCAAAGCTGCAATTGCAGCAAAGGCCGCAATCGTGGCTGTAACTGCATGAAAGATGTCAAGTTGATGAGTGATAATCCAATTAATCATACTATTCTTTACACTTTTGGCTGACCCAAAAATTGACTATTTTTAGTAGTGAATTGTTTTCGCGCTTTTCGCACAGTTCTTTAATGTTTATTAAATGTTCAGGCGAACAGTCTTTCAGCATAATATAAGAAGTTGGTTGATCGCCATTAATTCCACACGTTCCCCAAATAGCGTTTTCAGCTTGCCACTCAAAACTTTCAGTATTGGGAACCTCTTCTGGCGTTAGGATTTTTACTTCATTATAGTTCCAAGTTCCATATTTTCTTGGTTTATTAAGTGACTGGTTCCAATCATTGTAGAGTTCGGCAAAAGTTTGAAGAACCTCGAACCAAACTCGTTTGCCATGTTTCCTATTGTAACCTGCTGAGTCTCCAATGTTCGGTTGGCCACCATCAGCCATAATGTATTCAGTTCCCTCGCCAAGACTATTGTAGTCATGACGTGCAATTGACGCTACAATTTGTTTGCCGTTTGTAAATCCTAGTAGTTTCATCGAATCATTGTGTATTGATGAAGTATTACATCGTTTGGATGTGGCTTCAATTTGTCTGGAATCCTTGCATCATACAACTCTTGTAGAGCGATGTCAAGGCTTTTTCTATCACGCTCGCATTTTGCGATTGCGACTGCTGCTGGGCTGCGGCTGTATCCAGCAAAACAATGAACCAACAACTTGTCAATAGGATACAAATCGCGAATGAAATCCAAAAACTTTTGTATATGGGATTCTTGGGGAGCATATTTTGCATTAGTTGGGTCTATATTAATAGAGGCAAAGGTTTCGTCTTCAAAATCTAAAAACAGATATTTTTTCCCTTCACGAAATCTTTCAGGAAGAAAATGACCAAGAGAAACTACTGCGTCATAATTTTTAGCATATTTTTCAGCATTGGCAAAGTCTGTGTAGTGGTTGATTGTATTCATGCTGCAATATAGACTAATATCCAAAAGCGTCAAGTGTGTATTTGAAGGGGTTGCCTTCAATATATTTTACAAGAAGAAGCATATATTCTGCAATATCGCGAATTTCTTTCTGCGCCTCTGGTTTGTTGCGAAGCTCTAAGAAATGATGGAAGCTGCGCCAATTGAACATCACATCAGCTTGAATTTGCGAATTGTAAGTCTTGAAGAAGCGAGCAGATTCTTTTGCGCGTTTGCGACCAAGAACGGGTTCAAGCTCTTTGAGGCACTGATGGTATAATGCATTACCTTCTTCGGTAAACTTTTGAAGTGTTTCTGCCCAACTATCAACAGAAAAATTTGTCCAAGGACAGCCCCATTCCTCACCACTATGACCATCTAATGCAGCCCAATCATCAGGAATATAAAACTTATCTTCTTTCAGTTCTTTGTACCTAGCACTTTCTCCATTGATCGAAACACCAATACGGTGTTTAAGTAGGTGGATGTGAGAAGCAATGTCGCAATCCACAAGAAAATGCAGGCTGCTTTTTTCGAAGGGAGTATGATGCCCCTGTTCTGCAAGCATCTTCAAAAGCTTAGGAATGCGTTCGCGCTTTTCTTCTGTGATGTCGCGGCTAGTGGATGTCCAAGCAGAACATGCATGAATCTCGTCGCTACCATAGAATCCAATGAGTTCAACTTTATTAGTCATTTTTAATTAGTTCGGGGTTTTGTTCTAAAACTCTCGATACAAGATATACGCATTCTTGTGCAGTGAAATGCGTTTTCCAATCGCACTCGTCAAGAATTTCATCCATTGCTTGTAGATAAAGTTCGTATAGTTTTTCTCTATTGATTTTCATGTCCAAAAGTAATCGCGGTATTCAACCATTTGTTTGAGAATGCTAGTGTCTGTTTGAGCAATCAGTGCTTCAACTTTATTAAGTTCACCATAAAGTTCATCATAAGTTTTATTTTTTAATTCTGGCGGCAGAGGATGTGGAGGATACAAAACGTCTCGCTGCGCTTCACAATTTGGCCTGCCTTCTTCAATCCAATGAACAGCGGAATCAAGCCAGTTCTTGAATTTGCGATGTTCGGGTGTGCCATCCCAATCTACGAAAGAAGATTCAGCCTCTTTCTTAAACGAAAGAATCATGGCAAAATTAACCTCAACAATTAAATTAGAGATGTCGCTCCACTGACGAGGAATAACCTTGCGAATATCCTTATGACATGGCTTGAAAAAGCGATAAACTTTCCAATATAGTTCTCGACATGGCCATTTGATATGAATTGAGAACCAATGAGGCGCAGTTTCGCGCATCCAATACTGAATTGGATATTGTTTCTTGGTGTTTTTGCGCCAAGTTTCCCAACCCTCCCATGTTTGAGAAGCTGGAACAGGGTACCAAAATTTGTTTTTCATGCTTATATTATGCAGGGATTGCTTGCTTTGTCAACTCACGAATGCGGAAAATAGCTTGGCATTTGTGTTTGAGTTCCACATCAAAATAAACATCACGGCCATAGTTGTTGGGAACTGAAACTGGCATGTCAGCATGTTTACGAGTACCATCAATGCCTTCGCTGTAGTGAAACAATGGAGTAGTTGGCCAAGTTTCGTAAGCAAGATTGAATGCTTCCTCTGCTGCTAGATTGTCATGCAAGATGCTGTGATGCAAAGAGTCGTAAGTGATGGGGATGTTGCGAGAACCGTAGAAATACTTGACAAGATTCTTGATGCCCCAAACACCTTTGGCATTGTCATTGTTCTCAAGCACAAGGCGTTGGCGAATATTGTCTGGCAGTTGATCGTAAACGCGCAATACCTTGTCTGCAATGGTTTGAGGGTCGCCATCCTGTCTAACATGTATGTTGAGCGGCGAACGATAGTCTTGAGGAAGACCAAGCAAGTCAAACACTTCTGCGTGCTGCTGTAGGTCAAGGATGCTGTTATTGATGCATTCTGGATTGTCAGACGATAGTGTGATGTATTCGCTAGGATGAGCAGACAAGCGAAGAGGATGCTGCGTCAAAAGCTGCTTGATAGAGTCGCAAACACTACGGATAGCAGCGATATTGGGCAAGTCTGCAATGCGCATATTGACGTTCTTGTGCGTCAATACTGGAGCAAGAGAAGAGGACAAGCGATAGCCTTGAATGTTGTTAAGCTGACAGAAGCGAATAGTATTGAGCGTCATCTTGAAATTGTGCAAGATGCGCTCGGAAAGCTCGCTGATAGCAGCGTTGAATGGCAGCTTGGCAAACTGCGTGTAAGTCATAGAGCGAAAGCTCTGCCCGTTATCAGACAATGTTTTTGAGATGCAGCAAAGGGATAGGTTCATATTAAACAGTAACCCATGCTTGCCCTTTGTCAAGATAAGATTTTTTCAGGGTCGCGCTCTTTGGAGCCTTTTTCTGTTGAGGTCCAAGATTCAAAATCAATTAAAAACAATTTGCCGTCATCAGACTCTACCACATTTTTCCACCGAATGTCATTGTGATGAATTCCATAAACATGAACTAATTCATGATTCATATTTTGGATTTGAGTTTTAAACTTTTTTCTCTCTGGTGGAAGGTATTTTAAATTTAACGATTGGCCAACATATTTAGTCACAATCACTCTATCATCTATGGAACTTGCCAATAATTTTGGCACAAACTCGCAAGACTCCAGTATTTTGTAAGCATCTAGTTCTTTTATGAATTTGCCATCTGTTTTTAGGTATTTAAAAACAGCAGTTTCTCCGCGCCAGTTTCCTAACTCTACCTTCTCTGTTGAAACGCCTTTTTTAAATTGCATTAGTAGTTTGGCTCTTCGCAGAGGATTCTGCTGACTTCCTCTTTGATTTTTTTGATCATGCGGTGTTTAGCAATGTAAACTGTGCCACAGTTCACTTTGTATTTCTTCATCAACTGATCATTATTTAGTTGGTTAAAATGCATATCGCAAAAAATCATATAGTCTTTGCTCTTGTGAGCTTTGCCAAGATTTTTCAAAGCTTGAACAAAGAGTTTTTGCTGATAATTATTCTCAAGTTTTGCATCAAGGTCTTGATTCTCGTCTGGCTGCATTTCCATGAGAAGATCGTCGCCAGTTGTAACATGCTTGTGCTGGCGTTGATTGCGGCGAATAATGTCAACCATTCTCCACTTGGCAAATGTTGTGACCCAAGAATAAATGTTTCCCTTTGACGAGTCGAACTTATTTTCGCGAAAGTAATTCGCCATTGAAATGAAAACCTCTTGAACAACATCATCAACATCTTGTGATGGCAGCTTATACGATTGAGCTAGAGACTTTAAATACTCATTAAATTGTTCAAAAAATGCATTCCAGCTTTTGCTGTTGTTCCAATCAGAGAGTTGACGTTCTTGTAGTTCGCTCATTATTTCTTTAGTTTAGTGGCCTGAATTTGGAAAGCTCGTCTTGCAAAGAAGAGTATTTCTTGTGAGAGTGCCAGATTTCAATGTCTTTACCAGTGGTATAGACTCCTTGAGTGGTGGCTACGCTTGTATTTGGCGGAATGAAAAGCTCTGGAGGCTGCTGTTCCAAATTCCTTTCGGGAATATATTTTTGGCAGCATCCGCAAATCATTAATGCTAGAATAGTCTTTTTCATTTTTTTAAATCTTGTAAGAAGATGTGCATTTTTTGCTGCTCTTCAATAATTTCTTCATCGAATTCAGTGGCTCTTTTCTGGCCTTCGGGAGTGGGTATTTGACGCGCTTGATTTCTTTGAGAGGTTAGTTTATCAATCCTGTTGTCAAACTTCTCCAAAATATCGAAAAGAAAGGATTTATTACGCAACTTGAAGTATTCAACCGCAAGCTGCAATAACAAAGGAATTGCGTCCAATATTTTCACGGCTGCTTTTTGAGAGCATTGAAAATCACTTTTTCCTCTTGGCCAACCTCGCACTCGCAAATGTAGCCACCAATATGTTTGGCACAATCTAAGGCCCAAACATACGCATCAGAGAAATACTGATCATAAGAGGCTTGATGCTCGCCCTTTTGACTATAAACTGAATACCACTTAACGCCTGATTTGTTTTCCATGTTATTGCTTGTTGATTTTGGTCATCTTGATAAGGGAGTCGTGAATCATGTGACGGGTTTCCCAATCAATGATGCGACCATTTTCTTCTTTTGGAAGCTCGGACACTACTTGTTCCAAGTCCAAACCAAATGCCGAACAAAGGGCTTTGACTTTGCGAAGAACGCCGATTTCCTTATACTTGAGGATTGCCCAACAGAGGTCAATCTGTTCGGGTCCGCTTTTTTCAATTGCCTTGGCAATGGTGTTGCTCATAGGTTTTATTTATTTTTTATTTGTTTGTGGTTGTGTTGTTGTTAACTATTCTACAATGAGAAGGATTTTTGTCAAGGTTTCTTTTACCTCTTCTGCTGCTTTTTCTTTCCAGACTCGCAAACAATAGTCGCGAATTTCTGGCATTTGAAATTGAGTTTTTAGTGCGAGTTCTTGCTCATTACCAATAATGCAATAAGGAGGTACGTCATAACCAGACATGGCAATGGTGTTTTTACACTCATAATCGAATAGAGTAAGAACGCTATAATTGAGAGCTTCATAGAATCGGTTAGCCAAACAATTATAGTTGACATGGTTAATCTCATCCTCAATGTAGAGACTAGAGTAGAAAGCAGAGAGTCCTTCTTTTGACCAGTTGATTCGATCAATGAATGGGCCGTTGACCTCAATTGCGTTAAATTTTTCACGGTTTTTTTGGTGTGTTGAAACAGTTACTTTGCCTTTTAAATATTTACGGAATGAGACTTCGCGATTCTTGCGAAAAGAACCATAATAAATGCATCCTTCTTTAGGATTAGTTGTTTCTTTGGGGTCAAAAACCAAGCAATTAAGATTAACAAAATGCCAACTATCTAAATATTTTTCTACAATTTTAGAAATACTACCACCATGATTAGCGATAACTTCGTAACGGCGACCTTCTTTAACTCCCATCCACAATGCTCTTGGTTCGCCAAGATTATATTCATTGGTGATGTAGAAGATTCGCGCTTCTGGACTAGCCTTTAGCCAAGCGTAGTCAACATAAGAATAGTGGCTTGCATGATTAAAGATAATTCGATCATAACCGCTTTTAATGTTGTCATTCACAGTTGGATAACTCCAAATGAGGTCAGCCTCATGACCGCTTTGAATCAAAAAGTCTTTGATCTTCTTAGCGTTCAACCAGTGAAGATTTTGAGGCTCTTTTAGAGAACCTTTATGAGAATCAATAATTAAATACTTCATTGTTTGGGTCAACCTCAATAGGCTTAGGAAAGAATTCAATTGCTAAACGGCCAAGATTATCTTCAAAATGAGCGTAGCCCTCAAATATGATGCGGTCTTGAATAACAATAGTTTTGTAAAGTTCAAAAGGAAACTCGCCTCGATCTGGAACTTTAACGCTGTGAACTGCCGCAGTTCCGCCAGCGTGTTCAATTGTGCAGTTCTCAAATTCTTTTTCCATCCAATCAAGATGAGCTTGATTGTTTGCGCCAATGATTTTAATTTTACCAGTCATATCTTACCTTAATAGGTATATTTGAATGTGTCAATGTCTTTTTCAAAGATTTTTTCAACTATCTTTTTTGTTTTATTATTGTAATAATAATGGTAGTTTTTTCTATGTGCTGATTCGTTGGTATGCAAAAGTTGATTTGATATATGTTTAATATTGTGAGAATCAATCATTTCTTTGAAATCCTCTTGTAAATTTTCAAATATAAGAATGTAATTGGGTTTAAAATCTCCCTCAATCCACTCTACTTGATTCTGGATAAACATGAAATGTTTATTACCATCATCAAAAAATTTTTTTAATAGAAGGCAAAAATTTTCGAAATTATCTAGCTGCTGATCTTGTATATTATAAATCTTTTTAACCTTTTCCAAAGTTATGAGGTCTATTTTATGTATTCCATGATACATTGAAACAATACGGTCCCAAGGATTTCTAATAGAAACAAATGACAAATATTCCCTAACTCTCGACCCTAATATATTGAAGACTTCTTGAGATTTAGCGTGATTGCAGCGAAAAATGCCATTATAAGTTTTATTTTTTATCAAAACATCATCAAATATTTTTTCGTATTTTTTTATTAAGTTAAAATCACCACAATGTTCCCAAAGAGACGTTGATCCGCATCTAGGATTGCGAATAGCAATAACATTCCAAATCCATTTTTGAGAACATGGAGAAAACTCTATCATGGCTTTTTCCAAAGAGAATAAGATAAATGCTCCCTAATATCTTTGATGGGAATCAGTGAAATCTCGTCTTTTCGGCCTTTGCGCTGATAAATGCGATAAACTGCCTCGCTTGACTTGTCCACCTTGTCAGAAAAATCAACATTCTTTTCGCAAAAATCTAACAGAGCTTGTCTCCTTACAATTAAGAAATTCTTCTCTTGTTCAAAAGCAATCAAATCAGCACTGCCGCGAAGCCAGCCCTCTTTGCCAGCCACATTCGCGAACTCTACCCACAAATATTTATCGTTTGTATTTGAGTCTGTGCGTTTCACTTTCTTTTGAGCTTTAACATCAAAAGAAACAGTGCCGTGTTTTTTGTGGTCTAAATAAACATCAACATGAGAAAGTTGTTGTTTGCGATCTGCTTTTGAGACTTTCCAGCCTCGTTTTTCAGCCATTTCTGAAAAAAGAGTTTCGGCAGAGTATCCTGAATCAGAACATTGGCCATTGTAGTCAAACTGATTACGGTATTTCATAATATGCGAAGTCTTCTATGGTTTTAAATTTAAAAAGTTTTTGGGCAATTGCAATGAATTGTCTTTTTTTGTGTTTTCTGCGCACGTTTCCAGCTATATATTTTACATTATATTTGGTCTTAATCAACTGAAAAACATCAAAAACAGCTTCGCGGAAAAGTTTCCAATCAAAATTTCTTGAAGCGGCAAAAACAAATTCGCATGTTTGTTCTGGTTTTATAACGTGAGCTATGCTGCTTGGAATTTCCAATGTTTTTAAATCAATATCGAAAGATATGAACCCAAGAAATCTATCATTTTGACAACCAAAGAAGATTTTTGTTTCGTCAGTTAAGTATTGAAAGTGCTTTAGATATTTGCCGTTTTGCTCAGAAAGAGTTTTAGATTTGAAATCTAAAGGCTTGGAACGATTAAAGAATTCCAAGTAAACAAGCAGCAGTTTTTGCCTTTCGTCCTCACTTCCCAAAAATTCGTGTAATTTATAGTTTGAACTGTTATTATTTTTAGTCATGCCCATTAACAACAAAGTTTCTAAAGACTTACTTGATTTAGAGCCAACAGCCGTTTTAGAGTTTTACAAAATCTATTACGATACGGTTAATGAGCCTGACTCTTTCTTCCCGTTCCATCCATGCTCTAATGGATTACAAGGCAAGATTGTGTTGAATAACATTGCTTATGTGCCTTTGGCAGTTGAAGTTGAGGACTTTGAAACAAATATTTTTAATCGAATCAGTCGTCCAAAGATTAGAATCAGCAATGAACAGTTGATGATTAGTCAGATTTTGCGTCGAAAAAACGATTTTAAATTTGCAAAACTAGAAAGAATTAAAATCTTTGTCAAATACATTGACGATGTAAATTTTGAAGGAGGCATTAATCCTTATGGAGTTGCAGACCCAAATTCGGAAATCTCTCGCGACTCTTATGTAATTTCTCAAAAAATGCAAGAGAATAAGTCTCTTGTGGAGTTTGAATTGACTGCTCCATTTGACTTGGAAAACTTTACCATCCCTGGGAGATTGGTGATGGGAAGGTACTGCTATTGGCAGTATCGCGGATTGGGGTGTCACTATTTTGGCGCTCCAGTTTGTCAAGAAGATGACACGCCATTCACTTATGTTCCAACTGGCAGCTTTAATTTTCAAAGCAGTATTAATGAGTGGACCTATAATGTGACCTACAATCCAGGAATGATTGTTTATGTTTCTACTCCGAAAGACCCGTTTAGAACTTGGTATGTTTGCACGCAAACACATATAGCAACAGAAAACAACATGCCTGGACTTGATGATGCTCCTTGGGAAAAAGATGGTTGCTCCAAGTCTATTGGAGCTTGCAAAAAGCGGTTTTATAATTCCACCCTCTCCTATAGCGGTATTTCTGGCTCTCAAACTGTTACTGGCTCTGTTTATAATCCAGTTCCTAGCACTCAAACAGCTAGTTTAGGCGCATTTTATCTGCCATTTGGGGGTTTTCCAGCTACAGACAATTATCAATATGGACAATCCTATCGTCAAAAATAAAAGCTTTAAAAAAGTTCTGGAGTCTGTTCGCGAGCATTGCGATAGGTATTTTGCACTAGAATGCTGCGGCTTCGTAGGTAAAAAGGGCAAAGACTATATTGTTCAGTTTGTCAGCAATCGCTCCCCAAATCCAAAACAGTTTTTTTGCGTTGATCCTTTGGACTATTTGAAGTTCAAAAACGAAAACGAATTTATTTCATTGATTCACTCTCACCCTGATGGAAACGAGTCTTTTTCAGAAATGGACATCGCAAATTCAGAAGCCACTTGCTTGCCGTCTATTATTTACTCACTCCAAACTAAGAAATTTGCAATTTATGAGCCAAAAGAGCATGAAGTTGATGTAAATACTCTTAATAAGGTAAAAGGCTTCTTATGACAGAAATTCATCTACACGGTATTTTAGGTAAAAAATATGGGCGATTGCATAGATTTGCAATCAAGGAGCCTAGAGATATAGTCCGCGCTTTAGAAGCTAACTATGAAAATTTCTCAAAAGACCTTAAAGACCTGCTAAAGAAAAATATCGTTTATACGATTGTCGCAGACAATCAGTGGGTACAAGGAGATTCTTTTTTTAAAAGAGATAGAATAAAAAAAATTGATTTTGTTCCAGCTATTATTGGCAGCACCCCTACGATGTGGATTGTTGCAATCTCCCTTGTTATCTCTATCGCTTCTGCCGTATATTCCTATGTTCAAGCTGGTAAACAACAGTATCCTCAAATCCCTGGAGCAGAAGGAGTTTCATCTGCTAGTTCTAAATCTTTATCTTTCTCCAATCGAGAGAATATTACCGAGCAAGGCAATCCAGTTCCTCTTGTTTATGGGCGATTAAAGGTTGGCTCTTTTGTTGTTCAAAGTTCCATCAAATCTTTCCCACTCACACTCACTTTAACAGACGAATTCTTAAATTCAACAACTAAAAAATCTGCCAACGAAGTTGCTATTATTGATAGTGCGGATTCGGTTTTGAGCAACCCACAATATTAAAATGAGTCATTTTTCTAAAAAATATATCAAAGGCATTGTTGGCGGCGGCGGTGGTGGTGGTGGTGCTCCACCACCACCTCCCCCGCCCACTTTCAAGCCGCCAAGATTGGGCGATTTGCAAGCTATATCTTCATACGATTATGTTGAAAATATTGATCTCATTTCTGATGGAGAAATTGATGGATTAGTTAGTCCAAACGGGGAATATATTGATAATATTCGCTTATTTGAAGGTATTTACTTACAAGATGTTGTTGTGCGACAAACTGTTGATAGCGAATCTTCAACCGTAATTCAAAGTTATGATTTGGGTTTTATTGGTTCAGCTTTTCAAAATAAGTTTTATTCAAACAATCAGTTTATAGAAACTTCTGTTTCTAATTTAAATGATTTGATAGGCTCCAACTCAAATAACAGTGTCTCTTTTAGTGTTTTGTCCAAAAAAGACCAGATAGCAAGTTCAATCCGACAATCAATTCAAAATATTGAGACGGCATACGCCAGTATGTCAACAATGGGTTACAGCAATTCTATATTTAAACAATTGAGATTGCTAAGGGCGCAATTTAATTTCACTTCTCAAGCAGAAGTTTTGGCTTATCTATTGCCAGATTTTCCAGAGTATTTTTCAAGCGATTATCCATTTTTGGCGCTAAAAATTTCTTTAAATGCAAGTGTTACAGCTAGTAATTATGCTCATTCAATTGATGATTTAATTGTTTTATCAGAAGATATATACAATCAAATTTACTATGATTTGGAGCCAACAGAACTTCAAAACAAAAAAATCCTTTCTCCTAAAAAGAAACTAAACACTTGTTTTTTTCAAACAATTAGTGGCAGCACCTTAGTCAAAGGTGATTTTTATGTTTTCTTTTATCAAAGAAACGGTTTTGTTCTTGAGAATGGTGTTTCAGCGATTATTAATTACATAAAATCAGTTAAACTATTAAACACTTCGGCAAAATTTAATTATGCAAATGCTACATTCGAATTCAGAGATGGTGTTGATCTTCAAAAACCACTATCATTGTTTAATAAAACTTATTTAGATACAGAATTTAACTCTAAACTAAGGGGTCCATTTGATATAAGTAAACCAGTTTTAACACTTTTAAATTCAGATTCTACTGTAGTTGACTCAAGATATAATGCAAATTCTGCTGCTGGAAGAAGTGGACTCATATCTGATTTTACTTATGGAGCTTACACAACAAAAATTATCTCTGATCAAGAACTGAATGAGTATAAAAATTTGCATTCGGGCCTTTTCAATGTCGCTAATGATGAATCTTTAAAAAGTGCAGTAAATGCAATTATAGGCCGTGCAAATTTTTCCACTGGAAATATGACGTTTAATTTTAATAAAATTCAACTGGTTGGGTCTTTAATTTCTGTGGTATTTAATTTTTTTTACCCAAACGCAAGTCAACTTTACCCTAACGGCTTACAAGTTGGCACTTTAACTATTAGTTTTAATAAAACTACCAAATGTTTTTTAAAAACTGTTAATTTTTCTGGAGTTACGCCCACTCAATTTGACATTTTATTGTCAGATACGGTTTTTATTAAAGATGCAACAGTAAACTTTGCGCCTAGTCTTAATTTAATTTTAAGTCCTGGAAACGTAAAACCCACTAATGGATGGCCTTGGTTATTTACAATCCTTTGTAGGGTATTATTGGAGGTTTCTTATTATAATGAAGGCGGAAATGATGCTCGTTTGGCTAATGGAGCGGTTGAAAATTATAGTGATTGGAATAGGAACTATGTGAAATACTTGGCTGAACCAGCCTCAAGAATTACTCATATTGTTTTAAACCCAAATGTTGATCAGGTTTTTGCATCTTTGCAGATTACTTCTTTAACAGACACCGCACAAGGTAATATGACTTTATTAAAAGCTGATGGTGTTAATCAAAGTGTTGAAGCTGGAACAAACATACCTTCCATTATTGAATTTAAAATTGAAACAGGTTATCAAACTTTAAATGGCGAAGAAGAGATATTTACGTCAAGACTTTATCAAGCTAGAGGTTTAGTAAATGGTTCTGCCGCATCAATTGATGTTGGTCGAGAAGAAAATGCTGCCGCTATTCAAGAATATAGCCGTTTTATTCTTGGAAGTGAAAATATTGCAAAGCCAATTTCACTTCCTCCTTATGTGGTTAATAAGAATAGATTTGTGAGAGTTTATAGAACAACTGCGGAATCTTATTCTTCACTTATTCGTCGCGAAATTTATTTGAAAAAAATTACTGAAATTATTAACATTCCATTCTCTTATCCATACTCAACCATTTGTGGTTTAAAATTGGATGCACGAACATTTAATTCAATTCCTGCTCGCAGTTATGATGCGAGATTTAAGAAGGTTTTCGTTCCAAGTAATTACTTTCCACTCAAAGCAAATGGCCAAGATAAAAGATATGTTCTTGGAAAAAATTTGGCTTCATTTAATAGCCTAAGCAATTCTAGCGATGAAAAAATAATTTATAAAGGCAATTGGGATGGAACATTTAAACTAGCATGGACCGATAATCCTGTTTGGGTTCTTTTTGATATTCTAATCAATCGTAGATATGGATTAGGCAACTTTATTTCGCCATCTGAGGTTAACTATTGGGAGCTTTATAAGATTGGCCGCTATTGTGATGGTGTTGATACTAATGGCGTATTTGTTGGCGTTCCTGCTGCTGATGGCGGACTAGAGCCAAGATATGCCTTTAACGGTGTGATTGCTGATAAAACCAATGTGTTTGAATCATTGAAGTCTCTAGTGGCTTGCTTTAGAGGCAACATGTTCTATACAAACTCAGAAATCAACTTCACAAACGATAGGCTCAAGCCAATCATGGCCTTCTTTAATAATTCGAATGTGAAAGATGGCATGTTCAACTACTCAAATGAGCGTCGAGATTTGCAATATAATGTTATTGAAGTGACTTATTTGGATCGCGACGACTTGTTCAAGCAGAAAATTGAATATGTAGAAGACCCTGATGACATTAAAACTCGCGGTATTTTGAGAACCTCGGCACAAACTTTTGGCATTACTAGCCGCGCTCACGCCAAACGCCTTGGTGAACACATCATCTACTCAACCATTAATGAAGACGAAAACGTGGCCTTTGTTGGCAACTTGGAAACTCTCTTGTGCCGACCAGGAGATTTGATCTCAATCAATGATAATGTTAAAACCCTTAAAAATCATGTGGGCCGAGTTTTAGATGTTGATCCAATTAATAATTCTATATATACTAATGTTTCTCTTAAATCGTCTGATTTTAGTTCTTCTGGACTAACGGGAGAAATTTCTGTTCTGATTCCAACTGGTAAATATCAGTCTAATGACTTTTATAATTTGGCAAAGTCTCCAACCAAGTTAAGCGTTTCTGAACTCTATCAAACAGATGTTCCAATCAGAGTAACGCTTCAAACAACTGGAACTCAAGTCATGGACTCTTCTCCAGCATTGGATTATGGTTCAAAGTTCTTTATTGATACTGGATGTTCTGGCTATCCATTGTTGCAGCAAGTTCGCGCTGGAACACCTTGCTCTATTACAATCGCCAACACTAAACAACAAATCTATAAAATTCAATCAATCAAAGAGCTAAACCTCAACGAATATGAGGTCATTGCTTCAAAGTTTGACACTGGTAAATTTGCAGAGATTGAGCAAGGCGAAACTGGCTTAATGCAAGACTTCTTCTCTGCTTTCCCACCAGCTAGAAATACAGCGGTCAGCGAGGGTCAGGGAGAATTGTTGCAAAATAAATATGTGTATGACTTGGGATTCCCAAGAATTTTAACATTGAGAACTGGCAATTGGGACATGCAAACAGATACAGCAGATTTGTCTGGAAGTTGGTTGCCTGTTAATGGTGCAAACGCCTATAATGTTGAATTAATTACTCCAAAATTTAAAAGCATCAAACAAACTGTAACTGGCAACTCTGCTATTTTTGAAGACCAAACAGAAGTTGGAACCTTTACTCTCAAAGTAACTGCCAGAAACACTGGTTCATATCCAAACCCAATATCAGCAACCGCATCCAGATCGCTATCTGTTGTATCTTATGTGGCTCCAGTAAGAACAAACGGAATCATTCAAGGATTCGTAATTAATAAATAACTCTATGCCTTCTTATTTTCATACTGGTCAAGATTGTAGTGGTAATACAGTAGGTCTTTATACTGAAAACCCCACATGGGTTTCAACTGATATTGCTTATTTTGACTCTGCTTTATCTTCGCGTTTTTATGGAGAATTTAATTCTTTATTTTATTCTAACGGCATATCATATCCTTATGATTGCCCAACTCCACCGCCTTCACCGCCACCTTCACCACCATCACCAACGCCTTCACCGCCGTCTCCGCCTACACCGCCGCCTACACCGCCTCCTACACCGCCACCGCCTTCGCCTACACCGCCTTCGCCTACACCGCCTTCGCCTACACCGCCGCCAATTATTCCGCCAGCGCCTCCAGCGCCACCGTTTCCAGTTGGTTTTTATCCATCAGCAACGTCCAAAGGCACGGGAGAGAGTTTCTACTATTCAAGATTCAAAGACTCGTCTTTTAATTTTCAATACAAGGATATTTATGACAATGAAATCACAAGCGATTTACAGTTAGCGCAAAATCAAGGCTTTGCCAATTACAATTTCTCATACAAAGCTTCTCTGCTTTCCACTGGAGCTACGCCTGCCACTGCTCCATCACATTTAATTGCTTCGGGTTTTGCAACAAATCAAACAAGTTTATCTTTTAATTTTCCTCAAACAAAAAATGCTGAACTTTTTGGATTGCCTTCTGGAGAAAGATATTATTCATTGCTATTTAACATAAGAAATCAAGGCTCTGAAAACTCTGTATTAGCAACAGTTTATCATTTACCAGCTAATATTGATTTTGTTGGTGTTGAAGATTATTTCTCAACTCAAACTTCTGGAATTGTCAATAGTGTTTTAACAACATGGAATTATGTTGGCGATGGGGTCTTAACAGGTTTTGATGTCACTGGCAGAACCAATCCATTCATTACTGGATTGACTTCTGGCCTTTCTCAAGTTTTAAATTGGGAGTATTTCCCAACTGGAAATGTTTCTGGTTTTGCAATTACTGGTTATGTGAATAGTGGAGACTTTTATCAAGTTTACTCTGGTGGCAATTTAGTTTCCACAAGTGAATATGAAATAAAATTTTCAAATCCAACACCAGAAATTAATTTCTTTAGTTTACCAAGTGGATTTTTCTTGAACATTGTTGAATTAACAGGAAACACGGGATTTTTATCAACAAACTATAGAGCATTTATTGATGGCTTTGAAGAACTTTCTGGAGATTATTCTATTGATGGAAATAATGATCAATTAGTTTTTAATCTTCCTCCAGCAAGCGGTTCAACAATTGTTATTCAAGAAATAACTGGTATCACACAATTAACCAGTTCACCTTTGAGCGGCCAAATTAATTTTACAGTTAATTTCGATGCTGATGCTGTTGAAAATTATATTACGAAAGGGATTGATGTTTATACTGGTTCTAACACTGGAACGCCATATTCATTATCTGGTTTCACATTATTGAAAACAGTCAATTTCTTGGAAAACGCTTCTTCGCAAAGCTTTTCAATTTTTGCCAATGAAGTTCCAAACAATCAGTTTGTTTACTATAAATTTGTGGGCCAAGACGACTTTGGAACTGGCTATGTTTATGGAGAAGAAACGAGCGGGTATTTGTTCTCTCCGCCAGAGCAATTATTTTACACCAATGGTATTCCGCCAACCCTATCCTTTGATCGGAGAACGGGTAATTTCTTTAGCGGCTACAATTCACCTGCTGATGTTCCAAATTCAGATGGAGCACTTATTTACCAAACAGGAAGCTCTGGACAAAATCTTTATTTAGTCAAGTCTGGACAATGGAAAACTATTTTGCCCTATGAGGAAATTACTGGAAACATTGATCAAACATATTTAAAAAAATCTGATGGCCTATATATTAGTGGTCGCGCAATTACTGGATATAATCAATCAATTACTGGCTTACAATTTTCTGGCACAACAACAAAAACTCTTTTCTTATATCCTAGAAATGGGCAAACAATTTCTGGTTCATTTACCGATAATGCTTCTATTGGTGATGTAGTTTATGCAACTGGAAACCAAACCATCAGTGGAGAAAAAACTTTTATCGGAAAGCTTATTACTGAAACTGGGTTTTTTGGTAAAAATAATTCTTTTGGTAGTTATGTTCAAAATTACTATCCAACAATTGCTGGTGGTTCTGGAAACTCTGGAAATTCTCGCTATGGTTTGATTGGTGGCGGTCAAGGTAACGTATTAAATACTGGTTCTCATAATACAATTGCTGGTGGATGGAACAATAAAACAGATGATGGTAGTTGGCAATCTATCTTGGGCGGGGTAGGTAATATCACTTCTGGTTCTTATGCCACAATTGGCGGTGGTCAAAATAATTTAGCAAGTAATAGTTACGCTTCTGTTTTAGGGGGCTACTATAATACTTCTAGTGGATATTCAGCATCTTGTTTGGGTGGAGAGAATAATAGTGCTGGAGGTTTGTGTTCGGCTATTTTGGCAGGTATAGGTTGTAGCACAACTCCAAATGCGGCATATTCAATTGCTGCTGGATACTACTCTAAAGCTGATCGTTATGGTTCAAGGGCTTACAGTTCAGATAAATTTAGTGCTGATGGAGATTGTCAAAATATTCAGTTTGTTTTAAACGCTACCACTTATAATTCTGGAGTTTCAGTTTTATCTATGGATGGTGCGGGTTTATATTTTAATATTTTAGAAAACCAAACCGATAAAGTCATGATGCTTACAGTTAAAGTTCTTGGTGTAGATGAAGATGCTAATCTTTCTCAATATATGAGAAAAGCAGTTATTAGCACTCTTGCATCTAATTCAGGATACCAAAGAATCCATCATATTGAATCAATAGGAACTGATTTAGAAAACGCTGGTAAAGCGGTCTTTTCTGTAACGGGCAGTTTTAATACAGGAAGTTATAGTGATGTTTTTTGTATTTTTGGCAGCGGAGTTAGCGGTCAAAATACTAGATGGGCAGCTAATATAGATGCTATTGAACTAATTAAACCAGCCGCTTATCCATAAAATGATAAAATTGATTCCTTTTGCGAATTTAAACTTAAAAGAAATTAATAAAGCCTCTTTAAGAGTATGGTATAGCGATCATGATTATGAAGATTTATTTTTAGACCCTAGTAAAATTAGGCAAGATCATTTTCAAATGCCTAAGAAAGAATTTGACAAATGTGCATTTTTGGTTTTGATCTTAGAATACAAAGATGGGTCAATTGAAAAATTTAGAAGAAGCGATAAATATGAATGGATTAATGGCCAAAAACCTAAGAACATTCAGTTCTATTTAAGAAAGAATGAAAACTCTTTTTATGATGATAGTGATTTTGGCAAAAAAACTGTTTTAAAAATACTAGACGCTCGCTTCTCAAAAATTCAAAACTGCTCAAAAGAAACAGTTGGAACTAAAAATTTAATATACTATGCTGTTGGCGGAGATTTAAATTATCTAAGCTTATTAGAAACCTCTATCAATTCGATTGTGAGTTTAACAAGCGAAAAGAGTTTTGAGTTTTTATTTATATGCCCCGAATCTTGGCAATCTAAAATTAAAAATTTAGACGGATTAAGGGGCATCAACTATCATTTTCACACTGTAGATGATTCAACTGACGGCGTTGAAATCTCAAAAAATAAAACGAAGATTTATGATTTTGATAAAGTTAATGAATTCGCAAAAATTCTTTTTATAGATAGCGATGTGATTGCTATTAAAAATATCAATGAAGTATTTGATCTCGAAATAGAAAATGGTAAGCTATATACAGCATATAGTGAAAAAATTATTAAACTAGATTCTCACTTGGGTCAATATCACGGTATAGTGAAAGATGATGCATTCTATAAGAGAATATGTGAAAATCAACAAATGCCATTTAATGCTGGTCAGTTTTTATTTATGAACTGCGAATTAATGAAAGAGCATTTTTATAATGTCAATTGGCTGATGAAATCATGGCCAAGCGAATACTTTTTTGAGCAATCATTCATGAATTACTATTTTTGCAACTATAATTTAACCGAATATATTACTTTTAATAACAAGGTAAAAATTCATTCCGCCATAGATCAAAATAAATCTAGGTATAATCCCGAAATAAAAGAATCGGATGTTTTGATACATTTCATCGGTCCTTGTTTGGAGCCAATCGCAAAATCAAACTTCATCAAAGAATATTCTCATGCCTATTTGTCAAGATAAAAAATTAGCTTTTATACATATTCCTAAAACTGCTGGAACCACAATTGAAACAGCTTTGGGAATGAAAACTATTAATAATTTCTATAATGAATATAAGTTCAAACACTATTGCGTTTGTCCGCAGCACTTGACATGCGAAGAACTATCACATGAAATTGACTTAGCCGATTTTGAACTATTGACAATTGTTCGAAACCCTTATGATAGATTGGTTTCTGAATATAACTATATTGAAAATAACGAATGGCTATTCAAGCTCAAACATGCAACATTTAAAGAATTTATAAAACTAATTCCAAACTTGGACCAAGTAGAGAGAAAATACATTTTTGATGGTCACTTAGAGACTCAGGGTTCCTTTGTTAAAGGTTATGAAGACAGAATCAAAATCTTTCATTACGAGAAAATAAATGAATGTTTTGACTATTTAAATTCTAAATATGGTCCGCTAGAATTTGGACTCGAAAGAAAACCAATTGAGAAAAAAAATATTAAATGGACGAAAGAACTAAAAAAAATAGTTCAATCAGTTTACGCAGAAGACTTTGATAGATTTAATTATAAAATGTAATCAGTTTTGATTTGCCTCAAAAGGTTTAAAGATTACATAATCTGGATGATTGTCTTTTTCTTTATACTTGTTTTTGAAAACAATAATATTTTGAGTGATTGTTTCTCCGTTTGAGTCTTGCAGCACTATCTTACCAGATAGATATTTGCTATTCTTGCCCTGTTTCAGCCACAGGCTCCCTAGATTGTTTTTGGACCAATTCGTAGAATTGCTTTGTTGCTTCGATGAAGTCTTTTCGTGCATGTTTTGGAACCTTGTTGTATTGCTTCTTTAAACGCCTATAAACTCTTTTGTTGATAGCGTTATCTTCTGCGTTAGTGATTGCTCTAAGTTGTTTTGCGATTGTTTTTCTCATATTCTTTTGATATACGATTCTGAATCTTTTTTAAAACCCATTTTTTGATAAATTTTCTTTAATCTTTTGGAAGTGGGATAGTTTTCGACACAGTTCATGTTGATGTATTTGATGCCCTTGGCTTTGGCAAATTTAACGGCTCGATGATATAATGCAAATGATGTTTTGGGATTTTTACTAATCCAAAAATATTCCATAAACATTCTTTGTGCCAAAAAGGGATGGATGCTATCCGTGAATAGAATCATCCCGTCTGCCTTTTCATTTTCAAAATTTGCCCAACAGTGAATATTATTATTTAGTAATGCTGGATGAGCAAATGAATCAATGACGCATTGAGGATTGATCGGTAAATATGCGTGTCCATATTTGGAGTTTTCCTCTTTGAAAATGGATTCTAAATCTCTGAAAGCTTTTTCAAACTTCTGAGCAGATATGACTTTTTCAATCATTTTGTCACAAGGGACAATAGCTTACGGCTTTCTTTGATTGGAATATCTTCGAAAGAGTTCCAATTTGCAGCCTCTTCATTCTTATAGGTTTCGTCTTTCCACATCTTTCTCAAATGCTTTTTGAAAGCTTCAAAATCTGCGCAGCCAAGATTTTGTTTAGCCGCATTCTTGAGAGCGTTCTGTGGTGTTAGCGATTGAACAATCGCTTCGCTTTCCTCATAAGCGACCTTGTTTTTAGACTTATCAATTTCATCGTCACCAACAATATGAATGTTGAGATAATTGCGAACAGCACGAACAAAAGCGCGATTTTCAGCGATAGTCTCAAGAAACTTAATGCCAAAGCCTGAACAGTTGTCAAACGTGGCGTTTGCGGTGCTGCTAAAAATTTGGGAAATTCCATTTGTTTCATAGTTTGGCATCCAACGAATTTCGCAAACCGCTGTTGCGTAATTTGAAGATACAGTGTTAATTGTATAACGAACAGTTTCAAGACCACGAAAACGAGCTAGTTCTTTGATGCCTGCAAGCTTAATAAGAAGCTGATGATCACCAAGACCTTCAATTGAATCTGGCATTTGCATTTTACGAGTTTCAAACCAATCCTTGTTAGGATATAAATGCTCTGGTTTGATCATTGCTCGCCAGTTAATTGAGCCGTCTTCATTGAATTTATATTCAACGCCTTCGATAAGGCCCATTTCGTTACGCTTGTATTTGTTAGGATTCATAAATAAAATAGTGATCTAAATCTGTCCAGAATGATTCATTATAGATCACATCTGATGCTCTGTCAACAAAAACTTGATCACAATCAACATGAGCTTTGGAAGGATAACGCTTGCCGCTGGAAAAAATATCCTTTTTGGTCAAAAATTTCAAATTTGGAATTTGAGATAGCTCACTTACTCTTTCTTGATTTGGCGGTTCATCAAGCTCAACTCTAAAATCAAAATAAAAATTGCGAATCTCTGCTAACTCTTCTTTATTTTTAGTTGAACAAGAAATATCTAAACCCAAGTTCTTGACTGATTCTAAATATTCTTTGGAAAAGTCTTTTGTGTTTTGGATTTGAAAAGTGATTTTTTTGATATTGTTTTTGCACTGAGCCAAAAGATTAGTCTCAATTGGTTGGCTCGCTATAACGTGGCAAGCATAGTTTGAGCACCAAGCAAGTAGATTGTTTTCATTATGAAAATAATCCATTCTGATATTGATGAGTCTATTTTTTAATTCTTCGGCAAAGCCATAAAAGTCTGGAATGATTTCAACAACAGCTTGTGAATAAAGTTCGCCAATGAATTTGGTGTTGATGCTTTTTGTGTATGGCACATTTAACAATTCACACACATTTTTAACAACATCTTCTGGCTTAATGGTATTGATTGATTTGGGCTTTTCGTGATAAGTGTAGCTTGGTTTACGACCACCGCGATCAGCCTCTAAGATGCGAACTTTGCTTGGAGTGCTCCAATACGGATTGGCATGGCTTGGATAAATGTGAGAGTAAAGAACAACAATTGGCACATCAAAAGCGCTCGCTTGATGAACAGGAAAACTATCAATTCCCAAATGAAGGCTTGAATTTTTAACAATGTATGATGTTTGCTTTCTGGAGAAACCAAGGAAAGCTTTGTCAACAAGAGGTAACTGAGGATCGTCGCCGCCACCAATTTGATAAATTTTATATCCAAGTGGTCGCAGCAAATTCTTTAAAAGCTCAATAACTTCTGGAAAGAACTCGTAAAATTTTGAATCAATTTTGTTGTCCACATGAACCGTGATATATTTATCGTCAATCACAGGAATGTAGTGGGTGGGGAAAATTGGTTTGCCGATTTTTACCCCTAAACTTTTAGCGTATTCTTGTATTAAATGGCTCATATTAATCTCCTTTTTCAATGCGAATAGAATCGCTATCCTCATGGTGAGTGGAAAACTCAATAATTTCTGAATTTTCCAAAGCTAATAGGCGATGCCGCAAACCAACTGGAACATGAAAAATATCTCCTTCATAAAGCTCTTGCATGATAGCTGCATTTATATCGTTGCCAGTTCCATAATAAAGAACAACAGAGCCTTTGTTCACATAGAAGGTTTCAGTTTTCTTTTCGTGGTAATGCCAAGAAAGCTTTTTTCCTTTAAAAAGAAAAAGAAGTTTGCCGCAATAATCATCGCGATTTACTAACCATTTTTCATATCCCCATCCTTTAGGGACATAGTGTGAAGTCTTGCATCCTTCTTTAATGAAATTGCAATTGAGTTCGGTCTTTTCCATTATGTTGATAGGTAAAATGTCTTTGTGTGGTGACGAAAGGCAAGAACGCTAGTTCAAAATATCCTTTGTGCTCGCCTTGCCCTTCTAAGAAAAGAAGATTGTCAAAGATTGGCGAATATGGTAAAACTTTATGAACGCACGGATGCTCATCTACAATCTCAAAAAACTGTGGCAGCGTAATAAAATAAATATGATAATTTGGATAAAGTTCTTGCAAATTTTCTAGCAACGCATTCACCATTAATACGTCACCAGCAGATTGAGGCATAACAACAGCAATTCTTTTTCCTTCATCATCTTTATCCAAAACATCTCCAATATCAATTGTTTTGGGTTCAATTTTAGCAG